CTTTAAAATCTAGATTCATCATTACTCCTGTGGTCCGAAGACTTTTTCATACAATTCAACAATGTTTTCTTGGTCAACTGACACGGCAGCCAAGTTCTGCTTATGGTAAATCTTTGCCATCTTGACGAGGTAACCCTTAGGCAACTCAGAGCCAGTGGAAAGATCGGCAAATAGATTCTTGAGAAAATCCTTTTCACCTTCAATTCGGGTAAACGATGCGGAAGCCTCTTGCATTGCATCTTTGATAGCCTTCAGGACGATTGGGTCATTGGGCATTGTGATTTGGTTGGTTTCGACGATCATAATATGTTCACTTCTTTCTTGGGGTTACAAACTATATAGCATTTTGATTAACTGGTTTACTTCCTCTTCCTTCGTAAAGAACTGAAGTTTGAAGTTGGATTCCAGCATATCCTGAACCACTATCAGGAATGTTTTCTCAGTCACATCATTGTCCATCATGGACAATTTGACCAGGAACCGATTGTTAATAAGAAATTTCTTAGACTTAATCAGTTCCTGGAAATGACTTTGCGGTTTTTTAGTTTTCTTTTCCATATAGGTACCAATCGTTGATACCCATATTTAATAGATTACTTGATTGCAATCATTGATGGCTTGGTTTTCTCGGGAACCAGTTTGGTTAAACTAATTGTAAGAATTCCATCTGCCATTTGAGCATCGGTCACCTTGATGTTGGTCTCAAGCAGGAATCTGCGTTCAAAATTGCGTTGAGCAATTCCGTTCCAGATCCATTTTTGACCAGCCATATCGGCAGTCTTGCTCTTTTCACCTTTAACAATCAGGGTGTTATCAGGTCCATTTTCGAGAGTTACCTCTGACTTGGAGTAACCAGCCAGAGCAATTTCGATTGCATAATTATTTTCAGATGTCTCAATGATGTTGTAAGGAGGAAACGAACTTTGTGGTTGTTTACCTTCATAGAACACCGAGAGTCGGTCCGTGAGGGTTTGAGCACCAATAAAATCTTTGTAAAGATTGTTGATGACGGAAGGGTCGAGATATGCCATGTTAAACTCCTATAAGCAAGTTTTTTCTTCAATTTACTACAGACCCCGAAGGCATCTATAGATTCAGGGTGGAATTACCCTAAATTCTTTGTCCGGTTACCCAGAGTGTACTTAGCAATCAGTGACCATTCTTTTTTCTCTTTGAACGGTACTATTTTTATCTCTGAAACAGACGACAAAAATTCGATATCAGCTTTATTTAATACGGCACAGAGGCCCCATTGCCCTAAAAATTTGGAAATTGTATTCCGTCTACGATAATCATCTTCAGAAATGTCGGCCGTTTTGCCGTCAAGTAGAAAAAGTTCCTTAAAGTGTACAATGTAGTATTTGCCCTGTTTGTGCAGGATATGACATGTCTGAAATAAGGTTTTGTTTTTCTTAGAGGGGATTCCTATTCTGGTTAGTGTTTCTTTAATTAGCAAAAATGAATCAGGTTTGTCTAAAGTAATTTCTACACCAACGCTAGGTTTTTGTTCTTTCATTATTATTCTTCCCACCATGTTTGTCCAGTTCAGCTTGTACTGCTTCCGGACCAAGTAATTTATAAATTTCTGTACCACGCTTAGTAGACACATTCATCCGAGAACAAATATACTCTACATGGTCAGTATTTAAGGTAGAAGATTCCTTCTTGGACCACATCTTTTGGAATGCACGATTCTGTGGAATTCCCTTTAGATAAAAATCATACTGGATCTTTTTATCTAACCCAGAATATTTATCCATGCACTCAGCAAAAAGAACAGTCCGATCAGAGTTAGAAAGAATCCGATTTACCATGAACGGAGCATATTCTTTGTTGAACAGCTCGTCAGTGGTGTACAGATCTTCCTTAGTCTGAAGGATAGATTTTGCAATGTCAAATGGGCTCATTGGAATTGGCAGTCACGCATGACTTGGATGCAGAAGGCGGCATTGTTAATTTCTTGATCAATCGAATGTGAAGCCTTGAACTGGGATTCACCGATCAGAAGAATCAACTGAGGGATAGATTGTGGAATTAGCAGTCCAGCAATTTTGTCATAGAACAAACGATAGAACTGAGACGAATCCATCTGGTTATTAGCAATCCACTGGCGAACCTTGGTGAATGATTTTTCCTTCAGGAAGCCTGCAAGTTCGTTAATGCCAGTATCATCAATAGTAGCCAAAATGCCGGAATCAATAGTACCAGATGACGAATAACGTTGAAGCTCAACAATCGTCTTACGGAAGTCAGGAAAGTTCTTCGAGACCAAACCTGCCACAGATTTCTTATCATACGTCACACCCTCGGAATCCAATACTTTACACGCAGATTTGAACATCTGAGCCATTGCCGTTTGTTTTTCATCCTTAGAGAATTTGAAGTCAATACGAGTCAGACGAGATTGCAGAGGGGAGATGATACGCTCAGGGAAATTACACGTGAAGATAAACAGAGCATTCGAGCTGAATTCATCCAAGAATCCACGAAGTGCCGGCATAACCGATGTGGGATTCAAGTAATCTGCTTCGTCCAGAACCACAATTTTCTTGGAGTCCGTGAATGAAACGGTAGAAACAAATTGTGTTATTTTAGTACGAAGTGTGTCAATGTTGCCATCCAATGATGCATTGATAAACAACACATCAGCGTCAAGGAAGCCAGAGATGGCATAAGCACACGTTGTTTTGCCTGTGCCTGGAGGGCCACAGAATAGATAATTTGGAAGATTACCGGACTCTAATTGTTCCTTTAGCATCTTCTTCACTGTTGCTGGAAGAACCGTATCGTCAATAGTCTTGGGACGATATTTATGTTCCCAAACTTGATTCTCAAAACTCATAATAAAATTTTTCCTTTGTCACATTAGTAGGACATTACACCGTTAATGTATCAAATACGATACATACACATAGATCGGTACAAGAACACACATTCCATACCGATCTATGATCACATTAAGACCAGGAAGAGTTCTTTTCGTTCGCGATGTAGATTTCGTAGTTGATCGTCTTGGAAACGAACTGAGCAATCTTCTTGGAACTCAGATTGACTTCATAGATGCTTGGGGGCATTTTCAGATTTTCCAACTTGATGTACGAAGAGAATGACTGATCGGTCGTTCCGACTTCAACCGCAAAGGTGTTTGAGCTTGGATTCTTTGGGTCCAGAACCGTACAAGTAATAGACGAACCATCACCTTGAATGAGCAAATCTGTAGCCGAAAGAACAGAACCTGCCTTGATCAACGACTTCAGATCTTCCTCGGAGAGTTCAAACGAAGCATCAGTCTTGGGCATCTTGATAGCCTTGTCCGGATAGTCCAGAACTTCGGAAGCCGCAAAGACATATTGCACTTTGTTCTTACCTTGGGAAATGGTGACCGAATTGTCATTCAGGGTAAACTCGGGATCAGTAAACAAAGATACTACACCCAGGAATTCTGGCAGATTGTAGATGCCGAACTCTTGTTCAAACTCATCCTCGACTGTGGCTGTAACAAAAATGTTCTTGGCAACAGTTCGTGTCGTAAGAACCTTGCCAGCCTTGATCAGAATGTTCTGATTGATAGATGAGAAGTTACGAAGCACTTCAAGAGTTTGTTTGGATAATTTCATTGGGAGAGTCCTTTTCATGATAAGATAGTTAATTATAAACCAAATAGAAACGAAAGTAAAATCTATTCTTTACAGGTTATTGTATATGGCGGCTGTGTAGGCCAATTTGGTGTTTCAGGGACGAAAGTTGGTCGAACTGCTGGTGGTCCGAAATGAACCAAATGCGCAGTTCGTCCCTCAACGATCACAAGCCGTTCTCGTAGCTCGTTGAGTTCTTTTCTTAGTTGTTCTACTTCGGTCACAGTGAGTAGCTTACGTTTTGATCTTTTTCACGAGAATCAAGTTCGTACTGAGAACGGATAATATTGTTGGTGCGGACAACTTCATTCAGCACGGTAAACTCGTTGTTTGCATACCGGATGAATGCAGCAGTATCCTTGGTGAAACATGCACCACCAAAGCCGTACCGGCCATCTGGGCCCGGGACAGTAGTATGGGAAGGTCCGATACGTGGATCGTTACCAATAGCGGCTACGACTTCGGAGTAGTTTGCACCATTCTTAGCACAGATAGCTTGGAACTGATTCCAGAACAGGACCTTAGCCGATAGGAAGGTATTCATACCGTACTTCACAAATGAAGCTTCAGGAGCCGTCATGTGGAAAGTTGCAGCAGGTTTGCAAATGGAGTAATTTGTGTAAATACTTTCCAGTTTCTTCGTCATGATGATGTCGCCACCATACACGTTCGAGATTGGATTTTCAAAGTCCCAGTTTGCGTTGCGCTCAGTGAGGAACTCTGGGTTGTAAATGAAGTTTGGATATTCATCGGCCAAGCGTTGCACAATATCTGGAACCACGGTAGATTTCAGGACCAACAGTGTGTCCATATCTTTCAGAGCTGCCATTGTGGATTCTACAATTGAAGAATCAATAGCACCAGAGGCAGACATAGGAGTCGGCACGGCAATGAATACTACATCGAGCTTCATGTTCTTCATCACTGAAATATCTACACCGCGATCGAGTTTAGGATCTACGATGAACAAGTTGTTGTTCTGGAAGCCGTGTGCTACAGCCTTGCCTACGAACCCATATCCGACCACACCAATATTAAGTTTACTCATGATTTTCCTTTCAAGTTTGTTATGTATCTATTTAGTCAAAGATCTAAAGTAGGCAATTGTCTTTGCCAGACCTTCATCGAGCATAATCTCTGGTTCCCAGTTAAGAATTTCCTTAGCCTTTGAGATATCTGGACGACGTTGCTTTGGATCATCAACCGGCATATCTTTAAATGCCAGTACTGAACGAGTACCAGTTTGCTCGCGAATCTTTTCAATAAGTTCCATGAGGGTAAACTCATTTGGATTACCGATGTTCACGGGTTCGATGAAATCATCTGGAGTTTCATCCATCAGCTTACGGAAACCACGGATCAGATCAGATACGTAGCAGAATGAACGAGTCTGTTTGCCTAAACCGTATACAGTGAATGGCTCATGCTTCAGTGCTTGCATGATAAAGTTAGATACAACACGACCATCCTTAGGATCCATATTCGGACCATAGGTGTTGAAGATACGGACGATCTTGATAGGAACACCAAACTGCTTCGAGAAGTCAGTCATCATGGTTTCTGCAGCACGTTTACCTTCGTCATAGCAAGAGCGTGGGCCCACGGTGTTCACGTTACCGAAGTAAGATTCTACTTGAGGGTGAACAAATGGATCACCGTAGACTTCTGATGTCGATGCTTGGAATACTTTGCACCCTGGATAGTGATAAGCATAATCCAAAGCATTCTCGACACCCTTCAGTGATGTCATCAAAGTCTTATACCGATCTGCCATATAAGCAGGTGGAGAAGCTGGACAAGCCAAATTGTAAATTTCATCAAATGGTGTACGGAGATCCAAATACGAATTACGAACATCACGAATGTGGAACTTTAAATTTAGATTACTTTCTAAATGGTCCAAATTGTTGAGACTCCCAGTTGAGAGATTGTCAATGCCTGTGACATGATAGCCATCAGCAAGGAGAGAGTTCACAAGATGTGAACCGAGAAAACCAGCAGCGCCAGTAACTAAAACTTTTTTCATATTCACCCCATCAAATTTTCAAGAGACATTTCATCATCATAAACTTCAGGAAAATCAATTTTCTTAATGCAACTTTTTGTAATAGCCTTCAGACGAGGCTGGTCAATAAGTGTAGCAAAATCATGAAGATCTTCCTTACTTCTAAATCTTATCATAATAGTATAGCCTGTAAAATCTTTTGGGATAAACTCAGGTCGTACCGTTACTTCTTCTACTTCATTTTCAAAATCATCAAACATCTTATACCTCTACCCAGACGTACTTACCGTTAGAACCGCGTTCGCCACCTTCGAGGGGAGGATACCAAATGGATTTAGTAGAACGCTTAGCGGGGGCTTTGAGCTGTGGCTCATCGACCAAGTCAGCAAACTTGTCCAAAGCTTCTTTATCCTTGATATTCACAACCAGAATGAAAGGTGCCTCGTTGTTTTCCTGTTCGTAGAAGGGAAGATCATACCAGCCACCTGGTTCAAATCCATCCTCCTGCCCGGTCAGACAAAATAGATCAATGTCTGGATTTTTCAATTTCGTAACCATTACTTCACTCCAAATTCTGCTTCAAGGTAGTTGTCTGTATTTAGTACAGTGTACTTCGAGGTGATATCATCCTCATTAGACAACTTAACCAATTTTAAACCATAAGCATTGGGATCACGAGAAATTTTTGCATCGGCGCGTAGCTTAAGCTTATTGTTCCGTTGGAATGAAGAATAGTCAACTGAGTGGTGCCAACGTCCCCATTTCTGAGTAATTTCTACTACATCTGGATGTTGGTCATACAGACTCTTGGCAAATGTGTACCGATTGTCAAACTCTTGAGTATTTCCCAGTTTATAGATTTCCTCAGTGTTGCCGCCCTTCATAGTCAGTGTAGCTGCTTTACCACAAGTAAACTGATTCAGTAGAACCGTGCAATTGCCGTCCTTCAGGATTCGTAGTGAAAGATCCGTATCCTCATTGTACCGACCACGCCATCGGTGTTCGACTGAGTTGTCAAGCAAGATGCACGAGTAGATTCTAGTGTTCAAATAGTAAGGAGCCTTCTTGACGAACGAAGGTGTGAAGTAATGGTAGTTCAGACCAGACATCTTCACGTTTTCAAATCGGTCAGTAAAATCCTCACAGACTCGGAATGGAGCAGTAGAGCGGACACGCAGCTTAGAATTCTTGTGCAGACGGTAAAGGTACCGAATATTGTCATCAAGAATCCAGTGGCGTTTATGACCCTCAGAGATGGAATGTTCCCAGACCCAATTACGAGCTGGGATGCCACCTTGACCAAGATTGGAAAATGGAAGCACTAGGATTTTCTTGGGATCAATCACAGCCGCATAAGCATCATACTCTTGCGGTTCAATGACGATTCGATAATCTGCACCTATCTCTTCAAGAGTACGAGAGGTCATCCGGGATTCGGACCGACCCTTGGAAATGATATAGATTGGATAGCGTGTCTGCTTCATGTTTTTCCTTAGACGTATTTAGTCAAGTCTGGTGCAACGTAATTCTTACCTTTGCCAATCTTGCCACCAGGCTGAATGACTGCCTTACCATCTTCAAACTTAGAGTCGTTTGAATTCAGCACTTCGTCATCGGCACCATTCTTGTCAAATCCTGCAAGGAATGCAACACCGTTCAGAGTCACATCAATGTCGCAGAGAGCATCCAAACATGCTACACGATCTTGTGTGCCAAGTTGTTTGCCGTTCTTCTTGAGTTCGTTGCCGATCTTGTGCATCATTGCAGCTACCATACGAAGGTCAATGTTACCATCCGTATAGTCAACGAAGCGAACTGACTCGAAGAACTCAGCCATTTCTTCGATCATGACTCCAGATTGGACAGAGAAGGATTCTCCAGAAGGTTCTTTTCCTGCAACCTTGAGCCAGTTGGAGACGCGGTCATAATTTCTCATTGTTTTCCTTATTTAGATTGTTTGTTCATTACATCGATGATATACTGTGCCTGATAGGTAGCATCATCTAGAGCGTTGTGGTAAGTACCTTGCCGAACTGTGTCAGCCTTAAACATTGCCTTGAATGTCCGGAAACATCTAGCATGTAGGTACTTCCAAGGATGTTGTATATTTAGCGCGGAATAGTTTGCTTCCATGATCACAAGGTCGAAGTCTGGACCACAAGCCCAAGTGGGAACTGATTTGGTTCCATACCACTCTGAGAACATTGCTAGAGCTTCCGAAAGAGGAACTCGGTTATGTTTTAGAGCATCAAAGGCTTCAGGTTTTTGAGTTTTCCACCAGTCAAGAGTAGATTTCTGGAAGTCCAAACCTGCATTTTTAGATGATATAGGATCTACATTGATGTAGAAGGTATCTAGGATTTGCTTATCGTTGAATTTTAAAGCACCAATAGAAGCTAGGGCAGCATTCTTTTTAGTAGAGAAAGTTTCAATGTCAATCATTACATCAAAATCGGCCATTTTCTAATCCCTTAGAGTTGTGTTTCATAATAAAGTTTCCTTACAAGGTTTTATTCTATCAAAAATAGATTCAAAGTAAAATTTAGTTGGACTAGCGGAAGCTACAGTCCCGAGGTGAAACCGAGTGGCTGGTCTATTGCTGTGCACAAGTTACTTTAGCAATAAGTTTTAAGAATACTCTAAAGGTAATAGCTATAGTATCCCTCCATTGTATTCCGGGTAAGCTAGTCCCTAGCTCTAATTCTTTCTACTCCAGCTTCCAAAGTCTATGAACAGAATATAGTTCAACTTTAGTTGAACACAACTATCCTTTCTATAGAATAATTATAACATCCGTAGAACTTTTGTAAAATCTTTTTTACTGTGCTTACAAAGTCATGAGCTTCAAGGAAAAATTTACATTAAAGCTTCTGTGGTATATAATCAACCATCAAACTTTAACATTGAAAGGCCACATGGCAAATCGTGATCAAGAGATTCTAACCGCATTTAAAACACTAGGATTTTCTCCTAGGAATAATCAGGTTGAGATCATCAATAATGTAGTGTCATCTTTCTTGGATGAAAAGAAGAAGAATGTAATTCTTTGTGCAGGAACTGGTATCGGTAAGTCTATCATTGCAGCCGTTGTTGCAGAGGTTCTTAAGGTTGTGGCTGATTCCAACCTCTCTGGTATATATTTATCCTCGACCAATCAGCTGATTGACCAGTACGGGGATTCTTTCAAGCACCTTCCCGAGATGAAGTTCTTCCGTATTAAGGGTGCTCGTAACTACGGCTGTGAGTACTTCATCGAACGTGGTAACAAATTTGCGACCGGTGAGGATTGCGTCAAGACCGAACTCTCGGACATGGAATGCAATAAGTACTGTAACAAATGCAAGTACGATCAAAATAAGAAGATCATCAACAAGACGGAAAATCTGATTACGAACTACTCGTACTTCATGATTTCAAAGTTGAAGTCCGAACATCTCTTGGATCGGAATCTACAGGTATTTGATGAGGCCCACTTGCTCAACGATACCTTCTGCTCTCAAGTTTCTATTGATGTGTCCGTAGATTCACTGACCAAACTGTGCGAAAATCTAAACGACCTGAACGGCAAGGCTGATAATCAAAAGGCCGATCTGATCATGTTCCGCAAAGAGATTGAACGCCACGGAATCCATATCGGAAACTACAAGGCAAAGATCAAAGAACTTCTAAACATCTACAAATCAGTTTCGGATGTTGCTAACCATCAAGCCGCTCTGATCCCAGATCTTAAGGCAAAGAACAAGGTTCGTAAAGTCGGTTCACGATTTTCTAGACTTGGGGATTTGATTGAATCATTCTTCGAGCATGACTATGACCACGTTTTTGATGACACTGTTGACAAGCAAATTTCTATCAAACCGATCTTCGTCTCGGACATGATGAGCCTTCTGCTTGGTCGTTACAATCTATTTATGTCGGCTACGATCTCAAAGGATTTTGCCAAGACAACTTTCAACCTGGCTCCAGCTGATACGGCTTACATCAATCCAGAAGAGATCTTCCCCAAGGAAAACAAGCCAATTTTCTTCATCGGCAAAGAGAACCTGAACTATCAAAAGATGAAGGATCCTCAGACGTTCAAGGATATGGCCAAGGTAATTCAGTACATCGTAGAACATCACAAGAATGATAAGGGCATCATTCTAGTTCCCTCGTTCTATGCGTCTAGGATGCTGTCTCAGGCGATTCCAAAGTCTGTCCGATTGTTCCTACATGAACAAGGAACTAATTCGGCTGAGATCGTAGAAGAGTTTCGGAAACATAATGGCTCGGGTGTTCTCATGTCACCTTCCATCTTCGAAGGTTTGGACTTTAAGGATGATGAATCGCGGTATCAGATTATTTGTAAGACACCTTATGCATCACTCGGTGATCTGCGAGTAAAAAAGATTGCCGATTCGTATGGAACAATTTACAAAGAGATGACTCTGTATAAAATACTCCAAGGAATCGGCAGGTCTATACGGTCTTCTGAGGATACCGCGGTAACTTATTTCCTTGATAAGTCCTCAGAAACTCTGTTCAAATCTTCCCAGAATATCTGGGTTGATAGATACGATCTTAAGCGGTAGGCTTTTTGGTTCTCTTCTTGAGGACCACATCAGCCACAATTTCAGCAACATCTGCAACTTCAGGAGCCACTGGTGTCACAACTGGTGGCTTTTTAGTTTTAGGAGCTTTGTGATGAGCTGCTGCATTTTCCTCTTGGTACTTTTGCTTGTTCTGAAGACGCTTGGCAATTTCTTTGTCATCAAACCAGAACTCTACACCCTTGTGAACATCTACAATTTCAGCTGGAGTCAAGAATCCACCATAAGTAGTCTCAAGAATCTGCTTGATCTGCTTTGTAGAGAAGTCAACGTTCGACTTGATCTGACCAGTAGATCCAAACGCGCTATATGAAGCAGTATGAACTAGCATGTGAGCAGACTTCGTGACCATGACCTCAGCACAATTCAGTGTGATGATTGAAGCTGCTGAATGACATTTGCCCGTGATAATTGCTCGGACAGAAGCCGATGAGGCCTTGACTGCCTCAATGATTGATAGAGCACCATCCAGATCGCCACCAGATGATCCCATGACAAAGACGAATTGGTCATATTCCTCTGCATTGTAAAGCAGATGGTTCAGCTCACGATACTTTGCAGGAGCACCAATATCTTCATCAAAGAATATTGTGTGGACGGAAACCGCTGTTCTGTGAGATTTGATCATGGATGGAAAATTATCCTGTTGTATCAATTCGATGATCTGATCGTTATCGTTATTTCTCATTTTCATAACTTCTTTTCCTTATCGGTTAGTTTTATTAGTTCTTTCATCCACTTGACTGATGGTTCTATGAATACCTCGATGTTCGCACCACCTTCGACTACCATTAGAATAACCAGATCACTTATTCTAATTCCATATCTTTCAAACACCATGCATGCATAAGCCGCGCACTGTAGGAAATAAGCATTGATGTCTTCTTTGTACTTCAGACGAGATGAAGTTTTAAAGTCAACGATTGCCAATTTTCCATCATATTCGGCTATGCAATCTACTGTCCCTGCCAAACCTATCATCTTTGAGTACATTTGGTGTTCTAGCACAAAGACATTATCTACATGCTCTTCCAAATGCTTTTTCATGGTAAGAAAATCTTGTTTGTAAAACATAGAGATGTCAGACCATTCCCTATTTAGGAGGAGGTTCTCACAAGCAAGGTGAATTGCAGTCCCACGAGTAGCGGCAGCTTTAGTAATCCTATCTGCTTCCTTGTGTCCTACAGCTTCTCTCCAAGCAGCAATGCTTTCTTTCCCGGTGCTAAATTGACCCACGAAGGAAGTAACTGATCTGTACTTATTTCCTTCTGGGTCAAAATAATATCTAATAGGCCCAGAATCATCTCGCACGAGTTCAAAATTCTGGGGTTTCACATTTTCATAACGAATAAAGTTTTTCATGTTAGTCCGAAAAAGTTCTAATTTTCCAAATATCTTCTAAAGGTCCAGATTGTGAAATTGGAAATATTGTACATTCAGTTAATTTCTTATGAGTTGTAAATTCATTGAAATGGTGCGCATCAGAAGAAGATGAAGTATTGCTATAACTAGTTGGAGTTGAGACATTATATCCATGTTTCCTAGCTAATGCTTTTGCAATTCTATGGTAGTGATCAAACATTCCATTCTCATTATGCCCCACAATTCTAACAGAATGTCCTTGATCCATCAATCCTTTTGCATGATGAAACATCGTGGCAACAAATCTTGGGTTAGGTTTGTCTGAGTGTAACATAGTGCCGGTGATATTTCTTACATCGTGATGAATTTCATAAGCACCTTTTCTTTTAAAAGATGTCAAACTACCATGAGTTTTTGGATCACCACCTAGTTCATATTCATGGTAATCTGTCACCCCAGCACTTTTCATTGCTTCATGATCCATTTTTGGAAATACTTCTTTCTTTTCGTGTGGTGCATCAAAAGATTCTAGAAGTATTGTAGCTTCATTTATTTTTTCTAGATAGGTTTTAAATCTCATAAGTCTATAGTCCAAGTTTCTCACATGCCATAATCCAGCTCTTAACGAATGCCGATCTTACGATGTCGTCGGTAGTAAATCGGAATGATCTAAACTCTGGCATTAGCCGGGTAGCAGATAGGAAGTCTCTGAAACCGGATACGTCGTTCTTTGACTTTATCAAGTCATCCTGCTTACCATCACCACAGCAGATAAGAATTGTGTTCTCACCGACACGGGAAATAACAGTAGAAATTTCATGCCAGTTCAAATCCTGGATTTCATCTACAAGTACAATAGCATCTCGGAACGTTGTGCCGCGTAGGAAAGAAGATGACATGAATTCAATCTTGCCAGTTTCCTTCAGCTTCTCATAAGCATGCTTGTTGTTTGTAAGTTCCGCGCAGATTTGTACGTACGGCATTTCATATACAGCCATCTTCTCATCCAAGTCACCTGGTAAGAATCCCATGTCCCGAGTAGGAACAGAAGATCGTACGATGATTAATTTCTTGAATCTTGAGTCCTGATATAGAATCTCAAGCAGTGCAAAATACACGGCCATAAAGCTCTTACCAGTTCCTACTGTACCATGGAGGATATATCCATCGGCATCACCATTCTCCCAAGCTTGGAAGAAACATTTCTGTGTCTCTGTTAGGGGTGACAATTTCTTAATGTCAGCCAGTTTAACCATTTTGCCAGCATTAGGTAATACCTTCGCTGTCATCTCATTTATCAGTTCTTTTTCTAATTGTTTCTGTTGTCGAACAAGCCGTTTTGCTGTACGTTCGGTTTGTGTTGATGATGATACTTTCCGCGGTGTTACTGGTGCTCTGGCCATTATTTTCCCTTTAAGTTATAAGAAAGTCGAAGTGTGATTTAGCTGTGATCCTGCTGCTTGTTTATGGATTTTGTTTAGAACTTCTTTGAAGCCGGCCGGGATGGCGCGGCCATACGAACCTGGAACAGTGGTAGAATAACCTACCAGCGGTGCAGACAATAAGCGTGATAGTTTACCCACTTCAGAGCAATAGGGGCAGACATCAGCTTCTACATTGTCGCGGTCATCCATTCGTTTGGATTGCTCACATGCTTGATTGCAATTTGAGCAGTGGTAGTCATAGAGTGCCATTTTTCTTCTTTTCTTTTAAGATTGTGTTGGTCTTTTCTATTTTGTACAAAATATTGTACATCTCGGTTGGGACTAAAATCAAAGTGAAACACAATGATAGTATAGCCGCAACCAGGTGAGCAATTATTGCCGGTACGATAAGAATTAAAGTACAGACAAATATTTTGAACTGAGAATAGGCCGACAATTTTTGATTATCTAGCATATTTCTAGTTATCTGGATCATGCAAGAGCGATCTTCGTTGGTGGTACAATGATCTTCTTGAAGCGTTCATTGTAGTGGTTTAGCAATTCCTCAGATGGGAAAGCAATACCTGTGACAGAAGATGGAACGGCAAATCCGGCTTCCTTATCTGCATACGGCATGAATTCCAAAAGTCCCATACGACCTTGACCGCGTTCATCTACGTCCGTTACCAGCTGTAGAATATCACGGCAGATGTATGAACCTGGGTTCTCTGCTACGGTCGCTAGGATTTCTGTGCCGTCGATTAGTTTCAAAATTACTACTTGAGTTTCCATTTTTAATTCTCACTTTCATCATAAGGGGTTTTATCTATCGTTTGGATGTCTTCACATCCTTTACACTTGAGGCCGAAACAGATGTAGCCATCTTCTTTCCAGGTTATGACATCAACTTTATTTCTGCCGAATATGTGTAAAATTTTATGGATCAGTTTTTGCATAGCTAAAAAGGGATCGGACTGTATCAATCCGATCCCTTCAGGTTTAGTTTTGATTGATACAAAACTATTTATGTGACATTACATGTAGGCACGAGGTCCTGCAACAGAAAAGGCCATAGCGATCATGCGAGCCGATGGCTTACCAACCTTGTATGTAGTACCTTCAGCGGCACGACGAGTATAGATGCAAGCACCATCACGGCGCAGACGCGAAACAACCTTGGAAGGCGAAGCGACACCAAGCAGTTGAAGCTCGTGAACGGTAACACCGGTCTGGGTTGATGCAAGTTGGAGAGTGAATTGTTTCTGGTTCATCGGATTTCCTAAAATAATAAATGATGCTTTTCAAAAACGGGGTATGATTAAGCAACAAAATCGTACCCCGAATCTTTAGTCGTTAACTAGAGAATTGAAGAAAGCAGTTTCGTCTTCGTCATCTGCTTGTACAACTGGTGGAGCCTTTGGCTTAGCGGCAGGTTTTGCAGCCTTTGCTGGAGCCGGAGCTTCTTCTGCAATCTTAGACAATTCATCAAGTTCCTTGTCATAGTCAGCAGCAGGTGTAGAACGTGGAGCATCCTGACCTGTAACCCAGAGGAATTTCTTCTTGAGTTCTTCGGGAGTCTTGAACTTATCAGCAGTCACTTCATCTTCCAAACGGTAGCAAAGTGCCAGGACTTCATCGATGCGTTTCTTACCACCAGCAATTGATTTCTTGCTAGAGAACTTGGAAGTATCGTAGTTAGGGAAGTTTGCAACAATGGTCATGCGAAGAAGGAAATCTGCACCAGCTTCTGGGTCAAACACGTTGATTGGTTCTTCACCAAGATCCTCGTCAGGCTTTGCAGCAGACACGATCTTATCAAAGATTTTCTTACCGTACTTGAATTTGAAAACCTTACCTTCATTCTCTGGATTCTCTTGGTCTTTGATAACCAGGATATTCGAGATGTAGTTGAGTTTACGACCACGAGCGGATACGATCTTCTTGTTTTCATCCAGACCAGTATTCCACAGCTCACGGTTCACTTCAGCAATGTAGTCTTGTTGACCCAAAGTAGAGAGCGAGTTTTCAATGTACCAACGGTTGGTGCTTGGATCTTTGAAAGAGTGAGTATAAAGACGCACAAACGGAATGTCAGTGATTTCTTTATTTGGAAGGAATCGGATTACAGCGGAACCATTTCCTGCCTTGTCCTTGGTCAATCTCCAATAGGTTTCGGAGCCTTCATTATAATTTTTCTTTTTTGCCGTTACTGAGTCAATCTGAGTAAGGAGGGATTCGAAGTTCATCATTTTAATAGCCTTTTTAAAGTAATTTGCACATTAATTGTAGTCGCAATGTGACGGAATCGACAACTTATTTAATCAAAGCATAGTACTATTCTATCAAAATAGAAAGAAAAGTAAAATATATTTTGACCCAGCAAAAAGAGGCCGAAGCCTCTTTAGTTACAGATCGTAACGTGTCTGCATCACAGCCTTCAGCATGATAGCTTCAGGTGTAAAGTTATCCATATCTCCGGACAGCACAGCCGAAGCAATTGCTGGGGAGAATCCAGATACCAGAGCGGCTCCTGACTTATCAAATGCTACAGGAACATTTGAATGCGCATTCAGATTCCAGAACACGATGTTAGGAACCTTGTAACCAGCTTCCTCGTACTTCCGAGTGATCATCTGCATGGCAGAATCATCACACTCCACACATTCGTTAAATTGCATATCTGAAAACAGAATTAATGTTTCTGGCATATCAGCAGCAGGAACCTTGTTCGCAGTTGCAGTAGACAGAATCTTTGCAAAAGCGGCATGCAGATTAGTGCTCATTGACCAGTCAGTAGCAACCATTTGGTCGATCTTTTGGTTGATGTTACCCTTCAAATGAACTAGTTGTGGCTTCTCAGAGAAGGTCAGCATACAATCCTTAAAAGGACCGACATTCTTATCTGCAAAGTACAGACCCAGAGAGACTGAGATTTCCAGACAAGTTGTAGTACCCTTCTTACCGGCCTTGCAGGTCATAGAACCAGACACGTCCACAAGTGGAAGTACCTTAGCATCACCGACATAGTTTGGCAGAGCAGCCCATTGAGCTTCAATCACATCAAGTTCTTGCTTATCCCAAGTTTGGGCATAACCAGAAATGCGACCCTTCAGCACGTCATGTGGAAAAATAGCGGAAGCATTGATCTTCGCACCATCTTCACCCTTGACCAACTTGGTGATGTATTCACCATAGGTAGTACCATGGCGACCAAACGCCTTCTTGTACCGAGCATGAGCTACGGATGGAACATGAGAGTAGTTGATCTGATCCCAGTTACCAGCACACATTTGTTGCTCAACGGTAGTAGACAGAGTCACCAACGACTTACGGAAGAACTTTGGGCTCATTCCGAAAAACTCACGGATTTCTCGAGCAAGTTCACCCTTACGTGGAGTCCACTTTGCAGCAAGTCCATTCTTGGCACGGAGAGCGTCACCCAACATAGTGAATGCAACTTCCTTCAGTGGCTTGGTCTTAAAGACAAAGAGGTCATCCCAACGACCCAACTCGGGCACCTTCTTAGCAAGAGCAATTGCTGCTTCGGGGTTGGTCTTTTCCAAATGTACCAGGACGGTACGGAAGATTTCACGTTCACCGGCACCACCACGAACGTCACGGACCCATGCTACAATTCGTAATGCAAGATCAGAGTTTTCTGCATAGGCAGCAGTGAACTGTGGGATGATATTCTTACCGCGGCTCGCACCGATGGCAAAGAAAAGATCCACACAGGCGTTTGCGGTAGAGGCACGAGCCTTCATACCGTTGGTGGTACGGGCAACTTGGTTGTCGATTGCGATTGCGAATGCATTCATGATATTCTCTCTTTCATTAATAAACAGGTTAAAACTATTTCACGGCATAGCTGCCTTCTTTGAAGCCGGAACCCCGGCAATGTGTTTTGCTGAACTTAACCTAATTCTACAGGATGGTGTGGAGTTGAAATTTATTTTCTGGTTGTCACATTAGGGAATAATCCCGTCATCCACAAACAACCCTATCAACAGTTCATGTTGCCTAGCAAATGTAAGTTTTCTACCACTTGCAATATAGCTGGTACTTTGCCAGCCTATCTATTCCTTCTGTGTCCGCATATTTCTACACGGATAAAGTATTCCTACCACATTCTATAGCAATAGCCGAATTTTTAAATGCTGAACTCATCCTAGAATCACAACGGGATAGTTGTTATAGACTTTTTACAAGATCTAGAGCTTGTTTGTTTCAGAATCCGGAGTTTGTTGTCCGGGTATCTTGAAACGTCCTTTAAGTTTTAAGTTGCAGAACCTATCCCAATACTTCCAATTATACACCCATTAGAAACGGATGTAAAATTATTCTTCAATCTTTGGTTTATGTGCATCACAGCGAACTGCGATCCAACCACCAGAATTCCCAGTATCACCAGGTGCGCCACATTCATCACAGGTCACAGCTGACATCGATTCTGCCATGTGCATTAGACCCGAGATGTATTCATCACCACCGTTATAGTAAAATCTAAGTGTACCAAATTTTTCCTTGACTTGTACAGCCACTACTTGGGGAACAAGCTCAGGAACTGGCCAACCCTCAGATTTTTCCAAACTTTCTTTGTAATAGACCAATTGTTCTTCGGTATTGACAAAGTCATAATATTCACCGAACGGTTTCCAATTACCGATCCCTGCTTGTTGACGCATGTGATTGTATTTCAGAGCACGTTCACGTCTCTCTGCGATACTATTTATATGAAATTGAGTGGCAGAACAAAGCTGATTGATAATATTGTACCAACCGTCACCCACACAAAGTCCCCAGCACATACAAGTTTCTTGCATATTCCCATTTCGCTGAGCAAAGATGAGTGGATATTTAGTGCATAGCTTTTCGTCGAGTTCAGGAGTCATAATTCACATCTTTCATAAATTGTTCTACGATCCAACCTTGTACTGCATTCATGGCAGCACGAAGATATGCAAGTCGTTCACGGTCTTCAAATATGCCGGCACCTTTTGGTGCAGCCTGATAAACAATATCTCCACCCCAATCTGGGCAAGACACAGAGAAATTTCCATGTTTGATCCGCATGTATGCAACTGGTTTACCTTCTGGATCAAACACATCATACGATTCAGGACAAGCAATGCACGTGAGGGTCAGCTTATAGCCGTCGATATATAGATTGTACATTATGTTATCCTTGAATTGTTTCTAATTTTCATTAGCATTTCACCAAGATTATTGTGGCCAATCCCATCACATTTACCCCAGTATGTATCTTTCCAGTAGTTAGTTTCTTCTAAATAAGCATCACCAGTCGCCAATAACATATTTCTCTCGGGAATATTTCTAAACTTAGCCTGCAATGCAATCAACATTGCAGTTTTTCTATAGTCGTTCCAATCTGGTCTAAGTGTTACTTTTGACCCTATTTTCTTAGCATCTTTAGGTGTTTCAGCGCAGATGATCATCTGCTGATATTCTGGATCAAATGATTTCTGGTACATATAAGCATGTTCAGAAGATTTAAATGGAATATCATACACTAAGCATGTACACAAATGATAGTTCGAAAGAAACCTATACTCCCCAAAGAATCCCAGAATTGGTGTATCTATCCTTTTGTCTTCAAAGAGATTCATCGCGGTAAACTGTAAGCACGGCCTTGTGGATCAACCCAGAGTCCTGACTGCCAAACATAGGTCAGCCGAGTTCCGTCCTGTAGATACACCACAGCCGGAGCTTGGGGTTGTTGAGGAACCACATACACAGGAGCAGGCTGAACATAGACCGGAGCTGGTTGGACATACACCGGTTCGCGGTTCTGCATGATCAGAGCTGTTCCCAGCGAACCGATCAGCAATCCTACACCAAGATCATCCGAGCGACCGAAGTGGCCGTATCCGTGAAGATGTTGAGCCGAAGCCGAAACAGCCGCAGTAGCAAGTACGGCACCTGCAACAAGAGTTTTAAGAGTTTTCATTTCGTTACCTTTTGATAGATTATACAATACACATCAATATGTGTATATTAATTCGTAAGACTGTACTGTGCCATCTTCATGAACTTTTCGCCTGTGAACTTTTGACCGATGCGGATCACTTGGATCAGGGTACGCATCGAAACTTCACGAGCCTTTTCTTTGTGTTGGTTGATGATCTTCAGAGACATACGCTTCACAGAGAGTTCAGCTTCAGGCATGAATTCCGAATCTTCAAGGATGTGCTTCATGCGTTCGATTTTTTCTTCCAACTTCATGGACACATCAACACAAACTGCACGAGTACGCAGAGCTTGGGGAATCTTGTCCTTGTTCAGGTTAGAAATAAAGATCACACCACCTGTGAAACGGAAAGAGCGTGGGAGGTCTTCGTCACGGCTTTCAGCATTCCAAGAGATGATACGTTCTGCATTTGAATCCAGAGCACCCTTCAGCAGGTTAGCAGCAACAGCATCAGAGAACACGTTATCGCAGTCATCCAGGATCAGAATTGAGTCCTTGTTTTCGTACAAGAGGCGATACAGAGCCTTGGGTGTAGAGTAACCTTTCACCACACGATAGTGCTTACGTGGCAGAGCTTGACCTTCAACAAACGATTCCAGGTTAGACACATCAACGTAACCTTCGGCCTTCAGAGCCTTGTTTACAGTGTAGGTCTTGCCAATGCCACCAGAACCTGTCAAAATGACAGACGGTTGGATCTTTTCAGCAACCATGGAAACGTAGTTTTCGATGAACTCGAAACGTTCGTTGATAGAGAATTCGGATTCGGTAGCCTCAACCACGGCAGCTGCAACAGCATTCTTGCCGTAAGACTTTTTGAACAAATACTGAATGTGTGATTCGTTCTTGGACTTACGGACCTTGCCGTCCACATCTGTGAAGGAGAAAGTACCAGAGTTGTTTTCGATTTTAGCCATTTTGTTTTCCGTTGTGTTTTGGAGAAGTTGGTTAATTATAAAACAACTGCGAATATATGTAAATTACTTAGACAGAAGCCACACACCGGCATCAAAACCCTTGGTGAAATCTGCCTGAGCTTCTTCTTCACCTGGCTGATTGTAGGGATTGTCATATACACACCCAGCATTTAGATGATCTGAAGCATGGGCAAAACCTTGGTTGTACGGAGTCGGCATTCCGGCGTTCCCAGTACCGCGGCTTGGTCTTTGTAAAGTGTATTTCGTTTCCATGATGCTATTCTAACATGACTGGGAATATGTGTAAATTACTAGTCCAACGATCTAATTTTGTGTGGGAATAGTAACATACCTAGAGCCAACTGGACGACCGTTCTACGACGATCTAAGCAGGGTTCTTAACCATAGCCATGTTACCGAGTATGTCTATGTGTATCTTTGGTGCGAAGATATCAACTCGAAACTTATCTGCTTCAATTTCTTCCACTTCCATATATGCACCAATTTTGGCATATTTCTTTACATACCGAGCCAAACGTTTAACTGTTTGAATTGAAACCAATTTAGATATTGTTTCTTTTTGTTTGTAGTTATTACGATATTCTGTTTCTGCAGCTTCGGTTGAATATACTCTTCTCATTTACATATTCCTTTATCAATAATGCACATACGAACTTCATTCAGACGAGATAATGGCACTGGATATTGAATGTTTACCGATGCCTCAGTATCTGTGCCATGGGTCATAACGGACATACCGAATTTCTTTGCAATATGCCGCATAGCAGAGTTTTGAGATAGACATACCATATAGATACGTGTTATCTGAAATTCCGTGACTAACTGATAACCACGAGCAAACAATAACTGTCCTAATTTCTGGCCACGGTAATTCGTATCAACCGTAAATGCAAATTCAGCCACGTCATCTGCTATAGCAATATGTAACGTAGCAATAAGCGTTTCGCCATCAAATACTCCATACCAAAAGCCTTGATACTTATCTTTATCGATGAATGAATTTAGAACGTAATTGCCAATCTTTTCATCTGATAATTGATACCCAAAACGAAGATAACGATCTGACTCGGGTAATGCAATAATATGGTGAGCAATTGCTACCACGTGATTTGATCGTAATCTGATTAATGAATAATCTGTAAAATTCGACATTTTAATCCTTGAAATGTACAAACTTAGTAAACATACCCGAGTATTTCTTTTTCGTATCTTCGTATGACCGCGGATGAATATCATCGAAATACACTTCAGATACTCCAGCTTGAATCATCAAAGCAGCACATGGCATACAAGGCGAATGTGTAATGAATACAGTCCCACCTTTGAGTGAAATACCGCGTCGCGCACAATGTGCAATCAAATTTGGTTCTGCGTGAATCGTATCTGGTTTTGTTACGAGATAACTTCCGCCATCCTCATTATGAATTTCATCCTCGCAGCAATTATCCATACCTCTCACGGTACCATTATATGCAAATGCAATCATGTCTCCATTGGAATCACAGGCTACTGCACCTACTTTGAGTCTGACTGCCGATGACTGGCCTGCTGCCAGTTTGGCAACTTCCATGTAAAATTTCTGATCTTTTAGTTTCACTTTCGAATCCTTTTGATTAGATTCAATTGTACCATAATTAGAAGCTATGTAAAATCTTTGATCTCTGGAAACCAGAACTTGTGTTCTTTTTCGATTTCAAGCAATGCTGTAGCAATTGATAGACCGTATCCAATTTTGTAATCCGCAGCGTCATGTTCGATGATCCCGTTAATATAAGTAAGGAATTCTTTCTCACCCCACAGAAGTACCAAATTCTGGTACATTTCTGGATGGTAAGATTTGATCGTCAGGAAGTGATCTTCTACGGACTGCATGATTACCAAACAATTGGTTCTGTCGAGATCTTACGTAGTCCAAGATTGATGAACGACATAGCGATAGCTTGCAATTCTGGAGAAACAATAAAGCCCCATTTGATCTGAGCTACTAGTACCAAAGCTGCCAGGATATTTGCCCAGAAAGTCTTTGAAACATACCATTTCTTACCTGTAGCATTTGCTACCATAATCTCTGCCGCTGCCAAGGTTACATTTGATTCTACTGTCATGTTTATCTCCTAGAAATTTGTTGCATTTTTGATAAGCGTTGGTACATCAACATTGGTGTACGGCCGTACCTTTTCATTTGGTTGGTTCAGAGCATAATAGAACTCTGTTGCGACTTCGTTCTTGTACACAATCTTCCAGTAACCCATTGGAATTGGAATATTTGAACCAGGCATCATCTGTGGGTGAGAATACATAGCAAGAGTAACTACTTTGTAATCAACCGAGTCGGCATCGAATTCGGATCTGATTTTCATCTCAAGAGTTTTCCAAGAGTTTCTGTTCAGAGTTGGCTCTTGTGGAGTCATGTTTGTGAGCAAGAATGTGGATTTCATTTCTTCTGGAGTATGAGAATCTCCCGCTGGAGCCATATGACCGCGGTCATAGTCGGACTTGTAATAATCTAAATTGGTAGGTGATGATTTTCCAACTCGTGCATCTGCTTTAAAAGCATTTACACGATCAACTGCTCCGGATCCCTTAGACTTCTGAAGCCACTCAGAGGACATAACCGTAGCTTTGTTGTTTTTATCAAAACGATCTACGAAGAAAGTATTACAAAGTTCCACTGTACCAACAGGCATAACTGTGAGGCTCTTTGGATAGAATTGTGGGCAAGCAGCATATGCGTTTAGAGCAAGGAATGCTGCCGCTAGTATCAGAAATTTTTTCATTGTGAGAGTTTATCCAATTTGTTGTTTAGTTTATCAATCAGACCACGATTACGTAGATCTTTATACAGCACATTTTCCACGGAGAATTCGCCTGCACCTTCTAGTCCAGCCGATCTCATTCTCCATAGTTTAGTCTTGAATTCCATGATAGCTTCCTCTGTGCCATCTTTGATCAGATTCTTAGCCGTCTGGATGTAGAATTTAATCTTGTCAATTACCTTCGGATCATTCAGAACTTCGATGTGGTCTAGGTGCTTTGGTTCAATCAGCCATTTGTCATGGAGCAGAGAATATACACCTTGGCCACCCGGGAAATGTTCCTTCTCATCCTGAATGTAGTATTCGACTGGGTAACCTTCAATTTTCAGCTCTGGGTGTTTCTTTGTCCACTCAGATTTCTTATCGAATAGCTCCGTTGTATCAAGATCAGTCTCATTGCACATCACGTGTACATCTATGTCCGAAAACTTAGTGTAGTTATAGTTGCAATTCCCTCCGGTCATAACGATGTCATTGATCAAGGTAGATGGAACACCAGAAAATGTGGCAAACTTCTTGGCGTTCTCAATTAAGTAAGGAGCTACTGTGGGATTCAGCTCAGAGCTATGCCACAGCTTCTTGTTCAAAGTTGGATGATATTTGATTGTCAATTGGAACTTTTCCGAAAGGTATTGGCTGAAAGTTTTCATACTATAAAATATAGGTTAAGCAAACAGTGAAGTAGAATAGATTTTGGTCTTATTTATAAGTACGGCAAAGAATTCATACACCTTGTCTACCAGAGCCGCACATTTGAAAGCATTATCAATTGAATGGCAAGTTTCGCATTGGTCCGAGGTTACTGGGTGACCAGCAGCATAAGAAGATTTACCAGGTGCATAGGTACCGTTGTGGCAATTTACACAACCAGTTGTAATACCGGCATGAATCGTAGCATGGTTAACTACCCAGCTTTGAGTCGTATGGCAAGACCCACAATCGGCTTGTGTCGGAACGTGTGTAAGAGCCTTTTGCTTCGCACCACCAAAATTCTTACCATAGTTCAAATATGAACCATTGTGGCATGAATCACATCTCTGAGCCGTAACAACCGTGTGATCCATGTTTACTGTAGAAGTAAATGCAGTAGTTCTGTGGCAATATGAGCACTCAACGATCTGAGTTGGGATATGGAATTGCGAACGACCCACCGTAGTTCTTAGAGGATCTCCATTGTGACAAGTAACACAAGATTTTGGAGTACCAACGAAGACACCGCCTTTGTGGCAAGATGCGCACGTGTTACATTGCCCTGTACTTAGATGAGCTCCATCCAAAAGGAATGCAGGGTGAGACTGCTCATATAAGGTACACTCGGCCGCTTGGGCAGTGGTGGCGGTAAATAGAGTTCCCGCTATGACTAGGGCTAAGCCCATGAAAAGTTTTTTAAGCATGTAGCCCTCTGATTGTTTTAGTTATCTACTATTTAATCAGTCCCAACTTCTATATAACGAGCCTTTGGTGCCGAGTGGTCGATGACATCCGACTTGAGAACAGTCTAATGGCACAGGAGTCTTCTGATTGTGTGTAATAGACATTCTTTGCTGATTGCCAAGATATCTTGGGCTTGTAGAAGAATGACAGGCGATACATTTTATTACACCAAGAGCTGGGTGATTCATAGTCACAGAGGTGGCAAATGATACCGTCTTGTGACAAAAGTCACATTCTACCAGATTTGTTGGGATATGTAGTAATGGTCGACCTACTGTGAGTCTAGATGGATCTCCATTATGACATGTGACGCAAGATCTAGGTGTTCCATTGAAGATTGATCTGATGTGACATTGACCACATGACTGACATTTACCTGTAGATAAATGAGCTCCAGTTAGAGGATAAAGTGGGTGCATTGTTTCATATAAAGTACACTCAGCAGAGAATGTACTCGAGCACCCAAGCAGTAAACATGCACCAAGAAATTGCTTAAAATTCATATTTCAGTCCTATTACAAAAGTTTTGTCCAGAACATCTCGAATCTTATTCAAAATGAGCATTAGCTCGAACATTCCATTCTTGCCAAGTGGTTGGTGAGTAGCAAGTGAAAGTGCTTGTGATGTAGATGTCTGAGTGAACATTGTGTCCAATCTATATGGTCCGAGTGAGGTAGAATCCAGCAGTGTAGCAACGTAGTTGTTTTGTATGCCCATCTGATATGTGAGAAACATTGTAAGTGCATGCCCGGGTATCAATTTTGCATTTAGAGCAGAAAATGAAATAGCATTAGATCTAGAGAATCCATCCTGCGATTGGTTCCCAGTCATCTCTGCATACTGATAGTCCGTCGATAAAGACCAATCACCTTTGGTAGTTGAAATACCCAGAGCAAAATTAGTAGACATAGAAGTCTCTGCTATAATGTAATCATACAGCTGTTCCCGAGATATACCAGAACGAACCAAAGCCTCGTTTACTGAGTTATACGGTACCTTTGAATCAAGTAGCAGACCCAGTTGAAGTGCTTTATCACCATATAGAACTGGTGACTTCCGTTTGTCATATAGAATAAAGTAACTACCAAAATTCAGGTCATCACGAGCTTGCATGGTCACTGAGTTGATTTGTCTATATGCAATGTCATATTCAGTAATGAACGTAGTCGAGAGTCCGTTCTTGAAGTATCGAATATCAGTTCCGATGGCTTGCCGTTCAACAAATGAATCTGCTATCTGCTCATTGAAATAGACAGTGTACACTGTCGAGTCTATAAGCTGTGTTCGAGAGCCGCCAAAGAATGCTCGTTTGGTATCTGAATAGTTTAGAGCAGGTGACCCAGAAACTAATCTATACTCTACATCTGACCGAGAACCCATAGATAACTGAGCACCATCAAATTTACCAAGTATGCCAATTCCTGGATCTTGTCGACCAAGTTTTAGACCAAAATTTCTAAATGTATCTACAACCTCGACCGATGCCTGGTTTAACAGATACCGATCTTTGTCGGATTTACCCTCAACGTTCCGAATGTTTTCCTTGAAATTAATCTTCGTAGTATATTCGTCACGTTCAAACTTACCAGATGTAGATATATTTGAGATGTAGGATCTATCGGACTCTGAGCTTATCATATATGTAGAAACAGCACCTTCTACAGTTGATGTATTTGCCACACGGGGTTTATCTGGCGACTGTGGAGCAGTATCGTGCTGTGGGTTAGCGACCTCTAGAGTAAGTAGGCGCCTTCTCATTGATTCAAGTATCTGAGAATCTGGGTACATAGCAATGTACGCTCTATACTCACCCATAGCTTTTGTGGGTTTTCCTGAGCGTTCATAAGCAACACCAATTCGTGCCTGAGCTTCTTGAGTAAATTTATTCTGTGGGAGTAGAAGGACTTTGTTTAAGATTAAGATTGCTGTGTCATAATCTTGAGCCCTGAGAGCATCTCGTGCTGTTTCCATTTGAACTGAAATGACGGAGATGTCTATATCCGGCTGAGTTTGTGAACTGGCCGCAAAAGAGATAAGTAACAATATAGTAGACAGCCATTTCCGCATGGCATATTTAATGGTGGTAATGGTGAGAATCAAACTCACTTTGGGCACCGTATGAAGGTGGTGCATTATCCTAATGCTACATTACCATATCTAAATACACTAGAGGAATCGAACCTCACCCGGTGCATGCTGTTCCGGTAGCTCCAAGCGTCGTTGATCAAACGATAGTGTATTTAGATATGGTAGGGCTCCACGGTACTGCCCCGTGTTCTTCTGATTAAAAGTCAGATATTTCACTTTAAAATTTGAACCCCGTTGATGGTCCTCTGCCACGGTAACGATCCGTGTTCTTCCGGGTAAGAGCCGGGAGCTTCACCATTAAAGCTTGCAGAAGAGATTGTGTATAAAAATTTCTTTTACGTGCAACCACAAACCATACAACGGGGTTCATGATTACACTAGCGTTTGCCAGTGTGTTTCATATAGTTTCTGTACTTTCTTTGATGTCAATATTTGCGAAGTATTCTTGTTTAAGATTTCCTCCACCTACTTTACTTAATCCTTCGATAGGATTCTTTTTGTGGCCGAAGCCGTTAACTTTTTGTCGTTTGCACATTAAGCAACCTGCACGTGCATTCTTTGGTTTACCGCGTTTGTGGTTCATATGTAATCCTAATGTACTAAAGCTGCCTTGAGAATTGCAATTTGCTTCCGTAGTTCTGCATTAATTTCTCGTTCCTCTTGGAGGTCATGCTGACATTGAAATGATTCATCTTTCCAAGTCTCAGTGACCGTATTCAGTAATCCTATCTGTGAATCGGAGATGGTGTCCTTCTCTTCAAGGTATTCTAATTGGTCTGCTAATTGAAGTAACAACAGAGTCATTTTGACGAGAAATTTTTCGTCAATCACTTCTGTGTTAATAATCTCCTTAGCGGTCTTTTTTAGATATTTTACGGTGATCATATTCAACTTTTTGTTGAATATTTAATGTTTTGGTGCCTATTGTAGGAATCGGACCTACGATCTCTCGCATACCAAGCGAGCGCAATACCACTATGCAAAATAGGCTAAAATGGAGGGCCGTGAGGGAATCGAACCCCCGTCTAATGCTTCGAAGGCAATAATTCTGTCCGTTGAAATAACGGCCCATGTTTGGTACCCGAGGAGAATTTTGAAATCTCGACCTTCGCAGTGTAAGTGCGTTGCTCTACCTCTGAGCTACCCGGGCATATTTGGTACATCGTGAAAGAATCGAACTTTCGTACTCGCCAAGTCAAAGCGGTATTCTACCATTGAACTAACGATGCATAATTTGGTGCGGATGGTGAGACTCGAACTCACAGAACTACTCCTTTTGAGAGAGCCGGCTTTACCAATTTGCCCACATCCGCATAAATGTATTGAATGAGCAAGATTACGAGGAGTGGACCCTGCCCTTATAGTCGTCGTTCAAGCATTTTATCTCCACAACAATGCAAGACACACCGGCCACTATCGAGGCTCTCATTCAAATCTTGGTACCCCTGAGTGGAATCGGACCACTGTCTCTGGCTTCGCAAACCAGTATACTTTCCATTGTACTACAGGGATAAATTTTGGTGCGGATGGTGGGACTCGAACCCACAGCTTACGGCTTCTAAGACCGCTGCGTTTACCAATTTCGCCACATCCGCGTTAAAACAATTTAGGGGTGACCTGAGGGTACCGCCCCCTCTTAACTAAGTTCACAGCCTAGGTCATTACTTTTATGATAAGGCCACACCTAAATTGTCTTTAGTGGCAGGGATACTAGGATTTGAACCTAGACTGACGGTTTTGGAGACCGCGATGCTGCCAATTACACTATATCCCTGTAAATCCATTAAGCTGCCATTTTAGCAGCAATTTTCTTTCGCTGTTTGGTTGCCTTCAAACCCAATTTGTCCAACTGGGCCAATTGGTCCGTTGGTGACAACTTTGCCCACGCTGTATTACGAGCCACGGCCTCTGAATGCTTCACACTTCTATCTTTCATTTGGAGTACTCCATCTAGTTAAAAATCAATAATATTGGCACCCCGTGAAGGAATCGAACCTTCTAACCGTGATTCAAAGTCACGTATGCATGCCATTGCATATACGAGGAGTATGTATAACAGGGTCACTTTAATTGGCGGCTGCTCTACCAACTGAGCTACGTAAAAGGTTTCACACTAATACGGTGAGACTCGAACTCACGACAGGCTGCTTGGATTTAAGTATGCTGAACTGACCCTAAAGATAACAGGATAATTTTTACGGTTTTGATTAAAAGTCAAATGTATTTGTTTTGCTGAACTTATCCTAAATTTTGGCGGAGAATCAGGGAGTCGAACCCTGTAAGCTACTTTCGTAACTTTACTGATTAGCAATCAGCTGCATTACCGTCCTGCCCATTCTCCATTCTTACTGTAACCGAGCACGTGAGTGCTTAGGTAGATGTGCTGTAAGAAATTCCATCTGATCTGCAAGAATATTTCTATTTGCAAGAATCAGAGCTTCTGCACGGTCAGGAATGTATGGAGCATATAGCAACGTAAGTCCTGCCTTTTCTACCGACTTGTCATCTTTATAGTTATTGCAAGGCTTGCAAGCAGTAACCACATTCATCCAAGTATTCGGACCACCTTTGGAAACAGGAACAATGTGATCCCGTGTAGCATCATGATCTCTCACGTGCGAACCACAGTAACAACAAATATGTCTGTCTCGACCAAATAGATTTCTATTGGTCAGTGGGACTGATCTATTCTTTGTACGACCAAGTGAGCGAATAGCTACAATTGATGGCACAGACACAGTTGATTGTTCACCGGTCAGTCTTGAATTTCCACCACGGTAAATGGTTTCGTCACCAAGAGACCAAGCAATCAAATCTTTAACTTTGTAACAAACTCCTTCTTCCCAAGTGGACCAGCGTTGTGGAATTCCAGCTGAGTCAAGAGTCAATACTAATGGATGATTTCTCACAATGCCCGTCCTTTCTATAATTAAGTTTGTTTAGTGTGACAGGATTTTCACCTGCAAACCCTCCTAGCACAAGCTTTACAGCTTATCCGCCGGCATTCTAAATGTTGAACTACACACTAAAATTTGGTTGCGTACCCCTGAATTGAACAGGTCCTGAGGGTTATGAGCCCACCGTGCTACCATCACACTCGGCCGCGATATTCATCTGCTTACGATTATGCAGAGTATGTGTCGATACTAGAGGTACTCAGTGGAGTACTTAGTCCATACCGATTTATTCATCCGCTTACTTGATACGGAACTTAGTTTTTTGAAGGCCAAGTAGTGTAATAACGCCTACAACTTACGGATGTTAATCGGACGCCTGAGTAGCCAACAAAGCTACTCTACCGGTGACGTCAAACGGTCCTAAGGGGATCCTTTGGTGCAGCTGGTCGGAATCGAACCGACACGGATTTCTCCACTAGCTTCTTAGACTAGCGTGGCTACCAATTACACCACAGCTGCAATACCCAATTCAAAACACACTGCCAAGAACTCCTGAGCGGTTAACCTCAGTCCTAATGTTCACACAAGAAACCACTAATGTGGGAATGTGTTTTGAATTGGTGCCCCAGGACGGAATCGAACCGCCACACCCTGCTTACAAAACAGGACCTCTACCACTAAGGATACAAGGGCTAAAATTGGTATGAGCACCCGGTTACGCTCCGGGATCTTCTGTTTGGCAAACAGATACACGAACTACTGTGCTATGCCCATGTTGTTCTTATTTTTATTCTTTAATCTAAACTACTAGTGGTCCGCCGTGAGGGAATCGAACCCCCGTTCGGACGTTAGAAGTGTCCTGTATTTTCCACTATACGAACGGCAGATAATATCACAGGATCGTTCTCTACTTTTTGATTTAAGTCAGAACATCGAAACTGACAGCCAAATGTATTTGGTTTGCTGTAACGATCCTAAAACTGGTCTCGGTAGTAGGAATCGAACCTACGCTCCTTGGTCCCAAACCAAGAGTGATACCATTTCACCACACCGAGTATAATCTATTTATTCTGGAACACCTACTCAGAATCGAACTGAGTTCAACGGGTTTGCAATCCGCTGCCTATCCAACGGGCTCTAGGTGCATATATTAGTAAGCAGGCTGAAATAGAATGGTGCGGATTCGAACCGCCTGTTAGTTCCCAGGACATTCCATGCCCGTTTCAGTCAGGCCCTGCTTAATTTGGCGGAGAGCAGAGGAGTCGAACCCCATCCTATTTCTAAGAACCTGGTTTTCAAGGCCAGTCGCAGGACCATCCCCGCTGCATTACTCTCCATATCTTTGGTGGGGTGTCTAGGAATCGAACCTAGTTCTACTGCTCTTCAGGCAGTCGCTGAAATGACCACACTAGCTCACACCCCGAAATTTAGCCCACCGCTTCGTTAGGACTCTTACCCCAGTTTTTCTCAAATGCTACCCACATACGCTAAACGATATGGACACCTGACGCAGTATATCACTGCAAAGAGCACCGCGTAGGGATGATGCTCTACTGTTTACTTTGTGGCTCTTGCTTTCCACTTGATTCAATTCATACCGACCTGGAGGATTTATACCCCCGTCTTTTCTAGACCCACGTCAGCTGTGGATGACGATTTTCTTCTTGCAAGAAACTTGCTTTGTAAAATTCATCATGCTTCTGTTTCTTGGTTTGCATGGGACCTCAGAATCGTTAGATTAAGATTCGAGCCTTCGGCTTAGATTCTTGGAATGTCTAGGGTATAGATCATCCCGTTGTTTCACTTTCCCACAAACCTTTCGGCCAATTTGTCTTTCGAGAAATTGTTAAGTTGAAACTTTGTAGAGAGCGACTCTACCATTCTGCTGGTGCCCACGTAAGGAATCGGACCTTCGTCTAACGATTATCAGTCGTTTGCTCTACCATTGAGCTACATGGGCAAATTAATTGAAGTCCTGCTTGCCGTTGTGGTGCAGGGAACCATGGCGTCTTCAAATCTTGGAGTCGCATAGGGGTTACGATCCCCTCTACTCAGCTTGAAAGGCTGATGACCTCACCAGAAGTCCAATGCGACATTAAAATGACTTCCCAGACAGGAATCGAACCTGTGTTATCCGGATCACATCATCCGTGACCACTCCATCGGCATCCGCGCGGATGATGCCTACACTGGGAAATAAAATTGGGCACAATGCTAAGCTGACCATCTAGGAATCGAACCTAGCTTATTCTCCGTTAACAGCGGAGCGCCTACACCATGTTTGCTTATGGTCAGCTTAGCATTGTAAAACTTGGTGGATGATGATGGTAACGATCCATCAGAGCTTAAAGCGCCGGGTTTACAATCCGGACCGTCTCCTTAACGGTATAATCATCCAAAATCTAGGAGGAATACACGGCGTTATTATAACCACGTTAAAGGGTTAATATAACTTCTGTCCTCGGCAGGTTTGCCGCTGTTGTTTGCCCTCGACTCCCTACTGGACCGACTTTGCTCATCATTCGTCATGTAGTCGTTTCGCTATGAAGCTATACTCTATGTGCTACATGAAGACCGGAAACTCTGTTCCGGCTCGGTTTCCATCTACTCTACTACTAACTAACAACTTAGTATCTATCATTCTAAAGCATATATGTCGCCACAAAGCTATGACATAATTGTTCTGCAAGCTTAATATCGCAGAGTCGCTTTATGCTTTAGAATGACACCCTATTTCTAGGGTCATTCTGTCTACTAAATTGTTAATGAACTTTCAAGTGTAACTCTATCATTTCACTTGGTATGGATTTATTATAACATACACATCAATATGTGTAAATTATTTCTTCATTGTCTGCTAGGTAAGTTAATGAGAAATTTCCCTTACCCTGTTACTCTGTATCAGACTAATTCCACGCCAACAACTTTCATTAGATGGGGTATCTTAGCATCAACCTACGGCTCTCTGTGTTCGAGCAGACAATAAATTTTTAAAGAACCTATCCAACAGAAGCGATGTTTTGTTGGTATGGATTTATTATAACATACACATCAATATGTGTAAATTATTTGGCAGTCCCAAGGGGTAACGATCCCCTTCTTCAACAGTGACAGTGTTGTGTGCGTCCATGAACACTTTGAGACTAAATTTTTGGTGTCCCTGATCGGACTCGAACCGACAGATTATGGATTTTAAGTCCACTGCCTAGACCAATTTGGCTACAGGGACTTTTAATTTTCTACCTTTAGACCAACCATCAGGTATAAAGTCTGTTTTCTTTATTTTCTTATTTTCTTTCCCATTCGTAATCCACATAGATCCAAATTGAGAATTTTTATTCCCGGATTGTTTTTCTTTCATATGATCTGACATAAACTTTATAAATTCCGGTGTATGAGATTTACCAAGAAAAGAAGTTCTACCAGAATCAATGAAATTTTTATTAGTTCCATTTTTGAGTATGTTCGCCTGACCACCAAGTGATGAAACAACTTTCTGATAATCATCACCATATTTTTCACATAATACTTCATTGGTTCTTACTCTGCCCAATTTTGTTCTTTCTAGATGGAGATCAGAACTATCATTAAGATAATCAAACCCACCCAAACCACCTCTTCTGAGGTTGTAAGTATCTTCTCTACTCAAAAATTCTTCATTTACAATTTGAAATTCACGGGCAAACATCTCTTCTTGAGACTCAAATGTCTCAAGAATAGTTTTGGTAAAATTTTCAATCCCATGCTTTTTGATTGCCCGAGTAATAATTTTACCAGAACCCATATAGCCATCATCTAACTTTTTAGTTTTATGAACACCTATATAGATTTTACCATTGATATTGTTTCTAATTTCGTATAAGTAATAGTGCATTTGTATCTCCTATTACTATTTAGTGAAAGCATGAGCGGGATAGGAGATTCGAACTCCTACTTTCAGCTTGGAAGGCTATCGTGCTAAACCGTTGAACACCAATCCCGCATAAAACAAAAGAAAGTCCGTTACTTACCAAGGAAAGGTTCTACCTGTTACTTCCTTATAGCATTTTCGCCTCGACAACTTTCAAACTGGTCAGGGTACTAGGAATCGAACCTAGGCTTCAAGCTTCCAAAACTCGTAGACTACCATTATCTCATACCCTGTAAATTCATGAAAGTTCCGATAACACCCATCGTCACTTACAACCGTTGTGAAACCATGCATCAAAACAAGATTTCTATTTGCTCTTGGTGGAGCTGTGGGGTAACGATCCCCAATCTTCGCATTGCAAGTGCGACGTGTAGCCCTCTATCACTACAACCCCAAAATATTCTTAAAGTTGATGTCTGGAATTATGATACTAGGAATTGAACCTAGTCACCCGGGCGTTCAACCCGGTATGCATCCGTTACATCTTATCAAATCTGCAGGAATTCTACACTTCACTCGGCAAAGCGAAGGAACTTACCTGACCAAACACAACCCGTCTTCGGATTGCCGTCCTCAACTTTAAGAACACTAACTAACATTTTAAAACACACTGCGTATCTTAGTCACAGCACTATGGAGCAACCCCGTACCTTCAGACCCAAACAACAAGACCGCGAATCTTGTCCGACCTGCAGTATGTTTTAAAATGATCACTCAGATCATCACAGAAGGGATCCCTTCTGTGTGGGTTCTTTATCCGCTTAACCGAGTTCCGACGTGGCAAGGTCGTTGTTACCACAAACAAAGTTAAGTTTCGAGTTAATCATCCTTTTAAGTACTTCATGTAAGTTTTCGAGGCATTACTGACTGTGGCGAACTTGTCTAGAATGACGCACATATTTTATTGAGCAGCGAGTACTTAAAAAACTGATTTCTATTATCTTTGAACTATTGTCACATACCGTTTCGGGCACATTATCGTTATTCTATTGTCACAGAAGATCATATTTTAGTACATTTGCAGGACTCGAACCTGCCAATTCAACTCGGTCGAACTATATCCCTCATATCTGCATGGCCTACGCATTTATGTACTAAAATATGATCCCTCCAACCGTGCCGAATAGCAACCAGTTGTCATCCCGACATTGGACTGTGAAGTCGATGTAGAGGAATCGTGTCTACTAAATTGTTAATGAACTTTCAAGTGTAACTCTATCATTTCACTTGGTAAGGAATAATTATAACATAACTTTCATTATGTGTAAATTATTTCTTCATTCGGTTGTTGTCAGGGAAATTTCTTACATTACGCTAATCACAGTCCTCGCGGATTCTGCGGTTCGTTACCTCACATCCAGCCTACACTAGAGTCTGGAATTGCTACCCTTCACTTGCGTGACGTCGGAACACCTAATTAGTTTCACCTCACTCTTTGGGACTTAATACCCAGAGCTACCATACTCACCTTAGAGTGAGTCAGAACCTAACAACAACTTTTTAAAGAACCTATCCAACAGAAGCGATGTTTTGTTGGTATGGAATGATTGTATCATACCACGGAATATGTGTAAATTATCTAAGAACCAACTAAAAAGGCCCTCTTTGTGGGAGGGCCTTTGGTGTTCCTAAACAATCAAAGTCCCTCTATGTGTGATCCCATTCTGGTGTGAACTGGACCGCACGTGCAGAATCGCATCCACCATTAATGGAGGCAGGATAATTCAACAGTGATAAGAGGTTATGTTTCATATATCTATTTAGTGCAGGTAGCTAACTTTTTCTCAACTATTTTCGTTTTTGTTCAATCTTTTTTTGCATCCGCATCGTCTACCCTGAGAGCAGTCTTGAGAACACTTAGAAGCAGGTAACTTGCTAATTGCTATACCAATTGCTACAACACCTATTAGGGCACAGATCAATGCTTGTATCATACTTTACTCTTGAGTCTACTTAGACGTCTATTGTGTTCTGCATGTTCTTCGGCAGAACGGTTCACAAAGAATGCAAAATCATAGAACATCGGTTGCCCGAGCCACAGATCCCAGTTTCCTGGATGTTCATTCTTGAATGCTTCAAAAAATTCTTTACTCATAATAGGATATCTGGTATCGTCAAAGATTCTTGTTCTGCTATCTGTGCCGCTTCATTGTCCATAAAGTCCGTGAGACGAGGTACTATATCTACCCAGGCTTCTGTAAGAGTATGAGCTCTACCGCCATAAATTTTCGGTTGATGAATTTTACCTGCGTTATACATTCGTCTTAGGGCAAATTTGTATACATCTTCGTGGTGGCCTGTGTCCCAGATCTTAGTAACACGATAGTAATGGTCCCAGATAAGTTTCCAATGTACATCAGCTCGAGGATCAAATTTTGAGTTGATGATCAGAGCTAAGACATCAGAGGACTTTACTTTCCCTTTGACTATGTCTACCATGCAGAATCCGAGACGAAGACCGATCTTCATTTCAGAGTATCTCCGTGGATGTCGTCCCAGTTAATGGAATCACGCATTTCACCAATTTCTACGGCCTTGGCAAGTTTGTCTTCTTCGATGCCGTAGAAACTTAGTTCCCACATAATTGCTTCAATAGCTTCATGGAAGGTATATTCACGGTGAACATCAAGAATTGTCTTGAGTCCAGTTACTTCCATCCCACGTTGCCATTCTTCAACAATCTTGAATTTAGAATTCAGAACGATTGGCAGACCTAACAAAGTTTCAAGTGCCGAGAAGTCGATGCCCCAGTTGATTCTCATGCCCTTTTTGTATAGGACATAAGTCTTTTCTTCATCTTCGTACTTATCTTCTTGAAGTTCAAATCCTTGGCCATCAAAGCATGCACGAGATAGACCAGAGATTTCAGTCTTACCTGCATAGGTGAAAAGATCTGGAGCCCAATAGACTTGGAGGTATTCAATACCATCTTCGTGGTATTCTTGTTTCCAAACAATCTTTGATCGATCTACTTTCTTCCAAGCTGCCACATAATCTTTAATGAAGCAGTTGTCAAAAATCATATCGCAGATTTCTGGTTCCTTCGAGAGAAACAGGAAAACATCATCGAGAGTTACATCAGCTGTAAAAGCTACTGGTTTACCGCGCTTGTCCGTCCAAAGCAGATTCTCTGTGATGTCACGGGGAATATAATGTCCTTCGCCCTTTTCTTCATCATAAAACCACTCATTGTGAGTAAGTTTACCACCTTTGGAGAAAACCAAAGTCGGTGTAGATTCTGTTTCTTCCGCGTCTCGGTTAATCCCGAGTTGTTCAAAAATGTCCATTATTTCTTCCATCTTTTAGTATTTGGCTTCGAACAGTAGTAAAATGGCCGTGGCTGAGTTACTACCGTCGTGGTCCATTGTGTAGGTGCCGGTGGAACATAGTAATAGTCTGGTATTTGTAACGGTACATAATCTGTACCAGATCTAGTAAACCAATTTCTAATTCCCATCACAAAATCCCACAATTACTTTTAATTTCCAACAAGTAAACGAGTGAATCTTCAGACCATCGACCGTCTCCGTTGTATGGATAGAAAACCACAGAGTTTGTAGTTTATCATCCACAAGTTGAGACCAGTGGTCATTTGCCCAAATCCATTCACCCATCAGCTTACCGATTTTGAATTCATGATTCTTATTTGTACACGGCTTCAAATCGTAATGCTTCCGAAGTTCATCTTTTATAAGAATCACTTTTGTTTCTCCAGATATTTATTGGACACTGCCTTGAAGCTAATTCTCCTAGAAGAGTTGGCTTTAAAAACCAAACCTTCACGCAGACATCCCATCATACCTAGCACGGATTGTCCATCTGCCTTGTCCAACAGACTTTGGCAAGTTTGATCCACCAACTTTGCTTCTGTTTCCAACACTGGAGCATCAGTCAGACCAAGTGCCTTAGTGATTTCTCTCCGAAAATACGGAGAAAAGTAAGTAAAGTTGTCGATGTCAAAAATATCAAACACAAAGAACATGTGCTTGGTCAAGTTGTAAATGTTGCCCTGAATTCCAGGACCACAAAGTTCACCTTGAATAGCAATGTTCAAACCCGTGATAATCAACTTTTCCTTCAAACCAAGTTCAAGAGCCATCTTCCAGAAGGTGTTATCTTCAGATTCTTTCAGATCCAAATTGCGAGATGCCACACCTACTTCACCATCGCGGATATACACAGTCATAGAAGAGCCTTCAGCCTTCTCAGTGACTTCCCATGTTTCATCTTCGAAGTGTTCTTCTACATCGCGGAAGCAATTCTGCACACGTTCCTGGTCAGTCTTGATGATGAAAGATGGGAATGTCCCACGAGCATCAGCAGAGGTAAACTCAGGTGGTGCTTCCCACTTTACAATACCCAACAGTTCGGATACATCTTCACCTTCGGAGATAAATCCACCCATCGGTTTCCCAGCAATCTCAAGCATCGCATCAGTGATGGTAGAAAGTGGAAGCAACAGACCCTGAGACAATTGCTTGCGCAGACGGATCGTGCGAAGTTTTTCACCTTCGACACCATTGTACACCTTTGGAAAATGACCCGGCTTTGTCAAGAAAGGTGCAAGAGTACTCGGCATCCAGGAATCTGGTTCTGCATACACAACACGATCGCCAACTTGATACTTGCCAACTTGATCAACAATCCACCAACCGTTCACACGGTAAGCACAGATCTTGTCTGCATCAGGGATAGACTTCACTTCGGCAATAGTTTGCACGGAAGCCATTTTGCGTACATAAACTTCTGTCATATCATTCACTTTTGTTTCTGCTTTCAATTATATAAATCAAGTCGTTAAGTATCTCGGCCTTAGCTCTGCACTTATCATACCACTCAGATTCACAATATGAACCTGGATTCTCGTAGGTTTCTACTTCCGAACGGAGCAGTTCTAAAATTTCTTCAACGGTAATCATAATCAATCTTCATCGTTAATTCTTGGATAACCCTTATACAGGCACGAGTTGATTTTGAATACAACTTCTGCCATCTTTTGATCTTTTACCGAATTGAAGTGGAAAGCATCCTTGACCAACTCATCACGAAGTCGTACAAGATCTTCATAGATTTTTGGATTCTGTTCGTTCATTTCAATTTCCTAAAAATTTCTTGCACTTCCGGTGTGATGTTATCAATTTGATCCATCACTTCTGCCGAAAGCATTGACAGAGCCACTTGAGCATCCGTCCAATCCTGTCCCTTCAGAGGTGCCATGTAATACTTTACTTCTTCTTGTGACTGCAACTGCCAAAGGCAATCTGCATGTTTAATCTGATTGTCGGTAAAACCGTGAACACGAACTGGTTCCATTTTAATTCTCTTTTCACTCATACAACATCATTCTTAAAGTAACCGTAGGGAAGGTTGAAATCGTAACACAGGAATTCCCAGTCACCATTACATGTACTTGACTCCATAATCCAACGGAGTGCATCAGCACGGGTTTTGGCGCCAGAGGCAATGGTCATATCAACCAGACCCTCGAACTCGGCCTTGGCGTTCTTTTCATCTTCTTCACGTTGAGCCCATACGGCTTGTGCCTGGACATTCAAAGAGTCCAACATGGCTTCGATGTCTGCTTCCGTGCAGTTCGTAAAGTCAACCCAACGAGGACGAACGTTGTACACTTCTTTATAGAAGTCCCAATAGATGGACTGAAGTTCTTCGAGGCGTGTCATTACGTAGTCCATGATATTCCTTTGTGATTCGGTATGGGTCTATTATACAACACTCAGGAATATGTGTAAATTAATTCATGATCCGATGGCCATTCTCATCGTAGAACTTGTCGCAAACCCAAAAGCCTTCTTGATCGTCAATTCCTGTGATCATAGCTTGTAGACTGCTTCCCCGTGTAGATACCCAATGACCGCCGGGCTTCCCACATTCTTCACAAATGTGCTTTGAAAGCCGAATTGCTTTAGCCACAACACGGAGCGCTTCGGCATTCTTTCTATTGGAATCTCGTTGATTGCGATTCATTTTCTTACCTCAATGGTTGCCGTATACCGGTTGCTTTTTCTACCATGACAAATAGATCAACATAACTTATTTTAAGTTGTGTTGCGAAATCATTCAGCATTTGATAGTCAATCTTAAATTCTTCAATCTTAGCTTTTGCCGCTTTGAGATCTTCAAGTACAGCTTCGAAATGATCCACACAGTCTAGGTTTGCTTTCTTTACTGCTTCATTTTCTGCTTTTAATTCGGCTACTCGCCGATCTGCAAAATCTGTGTACAAATCGAGTTCTCTACGATATGAATTCTTTGTTGCTACTTCGGAGTCGTAAAGATCTTTCCGGATGTAGTCAATGTACACGCCGTCATCAAGAAGTAGAGTAACTTTACCGCGATAACCTTCTTTTGATGCTCCGCCTGAAATCATTTGCAGGCTGATTTCATCGTTACAAAAGCAAAAACTTTCCTCTGATGAAGGAGGTGATGGAGAATCCGAAGTAACTTTAGTAATACTCATTTCTTGTATTCCTTATCAATTTCGTCAAGTATAGAATCCCACTGCCGAGTAAGCTCTGTGATGTGTGGCTGAATCATTGGCTGTGATTGCCCAATTACCATCATGAGCCGCACGACCAAACCTTCAAGTGCAGAGCACCGTTCTTCCCAATATGTTTCTGGTTTCATACTTCAATTTCCTCGAGGGAGTCAAATACTCGTTGTTTAGCATTTGGATAAAGAGTTTCGTATTCCGAATCTGGTTCTCCAAGCATGTACAGAGAATTATTGGTAGCAATCAGGCCGCGGCACTTACCGACAATTCTAGAGGTCTTTATAGTTTTACCATCTGGATTTATTCCAACTAGTGATTGTGTACGGAGTTCTGGGGCTAGATAAGCATCACCGTTGATAACAATGCCCCATTTGTCTATGAGTTTAACTTGTTTCATTTTAATGCCAAAAGTAATTTGCTTTTTCCCAAACGACACATTGTGCTAAGAGTGTTTCAGCCCTCTTTTGTGCCTTCTTAAATGCGTCATCAATTAGATCATGACATCCGTGTGGCGATGTGTCTCGTGCCGCCACATAGTCGTATGAATCCGTGGCGATCCATCGAAGCCCAAACACACCTTTTTGTTGAACGTAGTATCGTCCCTGTAGTGGAGAATGTACGATCCGAACTTTTTTGAATAGATTACTCACCTAATATTTCCTTTACTTTTTCCAATCGTTGTTCCATAGAACCAGTTAACAGTGTATATTCAATCCCACAGTCTGACAGTTCTTTCAAATAGTAAGCATGACCCTTGTTTCGGAACGTTTCGTCCTGGCGAGTTCCATCTTGCACCATTGGAAAATCTGGAGCACACAGGAAAACCTTGTGGTATGAATTACTATGTTCCCAGATAAGATCTTCGAGTGTTTGAGAAACTCGGCCGAACCATTCACGCGAATAGAACTTTGTAGTCAATGGAGAAGTATCACAGTACAGGAATTCATCAATCCGAACTGCAGCTGCATAAGCATCTTCCATCTCTACCTGTTGTTGTCCAATGTAAGCCAGGTCTTCATACCGAAGAATTCCCTTGCGTTCATCGTACAGTTGTCGGCCATATTCTGGTACAACATTTCGAGTCTTAGCATAAGTCAATGGAGAACCCAGAGCTTCCGTTAGAGTAGTTTTCCCAGTTGATTCTGCACCAAGGAACAGCACTCGACGAACGAAGTTCTTCTTCACATACCAAGGGACGTAATATCCTAATGTTTTGAGATCTGCACGGCATGAGGTACCGGAGACTGGATATTGTTTCCGTTCAAGATCTACCATCACGTGTTCAACGTTCACGGGATTTGGAAAATTCACGGTGAAGAACAGAGCAAGATAATTTGCAAAACCTTGGCCATATTCTTCCGAAGTGAATACTGCTTGCACAGTAGTATCAAGAGTATTCAGCAGGTACTGAGCACAAAATTTACGGTGATCATCGGCGGGAGCGTCATCTTCAAGTCCAAGAGCAACCACCAGCTCATCAAGCACAACAATCGTGACTCGGTAAGAATCTTCGGCTGTTGCTTGCTTGAGCCATTGTTCTCGGTTAACAGCAGAACAGCCCGGGAAATTCTGCGATGTATATGAGAGAATTACTACGTTCTCACATTGATCCAATGCCTTTTTGATCACAGAGATGTGACCCATGTGCAGGGGACAGAATTTGCCTACTACAAGACCAGTTACATATTTTTTCATAGATTCATTATAACAAACTAGTGGATATGTGTAAATTAAATGAACGGCAGCATGTTCTCTGATTTCGACACACATGGTCTCAGGCAAAGAAACATATCGCGCTTCAGATCAAACGGAAGATCTTCGTAGTAATAGACTTGATCTACTCGGAGGCCTCTCATGTGGGAAACCGTGGTGAGAAATCTAATCGTACCATTATCGTACTTCAGTTGGTCCATGCTTTCCACTATGCAAGGAGGTATTAGATATGAAAGTACTTTAGACAGTTCGTTCTTCAATTCTTTACGAAATGCCTGCCGCATATCAACCCGCGGAAAAACCAGTACAATTTCTTGTTTCCGATTTGCTACGATTTCTTTTACCAGAATTTCTATGACGCGATCTGCAGTTAGCATGTTTGCAGGCTTCATAGCATCTTCGAAGCACTCGGTAAGGTATGAATCTAATGTGGGCTTATTGTCCTCTGGGAACTCAGTCTTAGCAACCTCATAGATTGTTTTATATAGTTCGGTAATGCTATCTTGCCGTTCACGTAATCTCATACGTTCTTGGATGTATGACTTTACAAATTTTTCTACAATACTTACCATAGATCCTCCGAAAATAGATCACCACCTTGATAGCCGCCAACTTTTGGTCGAATAATCTGACCAGTTCTTTGAGCACGAATGAACGCGCCTTGCCGATTCAGAAACTCACCATTTTCGTCCAAGAAACCTTGTACATCTGGACCTTTGATTCCGACTCCGTTCTTTGAAGCAATAAGACGAATTACATGGTGATGTCGATTTGGTCTCGGTAGAGAATAGATCACACCATCATACTTAATTGCTACATCAGTAATATCTGCATATCCGTTTGTCATATTACCAGTCCGCCACACCTGAGATTTCAACTTCAAACTTACCTGGAAGGCCATTGACTTTTGTGTCAACAACTAGTGTAAGAATTGACCCAATTCCAGACTGACCAGATTCTTTCAGTTCAAAAGAACGGCTGTCCGGAAACTTTTGCATTGCAGCTAATATGTCTTCAACATTTGCTCGTGTTAGATACATTATAGATCCTTTAGAGTTTTCATTTTAGCTAATCCAATAGCTCGACGTATGTTATGTTCAATATCAGCATGATCAACCAAATGTTGCCAATAGTTGGCTCCAATTCTTTGACCTGCTTTGATGCATTCTTCTGTGATCAATTTGGCATATTCTTCTTCCCAAAGCCATGGTGCATTGCTATTCTTTGCTACACAAGCATCAGCAGCCAAACTTGAGAGTTCTTTATATCGTTCCATCATAAATCCCTGTAAAAATTATACCGAGCCATGTAGTTGCTCAGAGTATAAGGAGAGACGAAATTACCGTAGTCATCTGGGAAATTTGCTACGATGATACTTGAGTTCATTGATCTTCTTGCCAGAACTTATCACAATCCGGGCAGCGACAGTCGTACCAATAAGAATCACATGAAGGATCATAGTTCCCAGTATTTGAGCAACCCTTCTTGGTGGCATTGGGATGATCACATGAATCTTGAATTTCTGTGATTTGATCAACCAGTGCATTGATCTTGAGCCTAAGTTTTTGTACTTTAGTTAGTTTAGTCATTTAATACCACCCTTCCACGAATCAGAAAATGTTAAATAGAATATACGCAAAGGAATTAAGAATGTCATATGTTTATTTGTTAAGATGGAAATTGACTGGTGTTTGGTATTATGGTAGAAGAACTGCACCTGGATGTTCTCCGAAAGAATTTTGGGTAAGTTACTTTACATCTTCAAAGTATGTAAAGAAATATATAGAAGAACATGGACAACCGGATATAATGCAAATCAGAAAAACATTCAATGACATCAAAGAATGTGAAAACTGGGAGCATAGATTTTTACTCAAAACAAATGCTCCAATGAACAAATTCTCTCTAAATAGATCATATGCTACAGCCAAAATGAATTCTACTGGTATGGCCCCAGCCAAAAATTATTTAACTTCTGAAAGATTAGGATTGATTTCTCTTGATGACCCGAGGTGGAAAACTGGGGAGATCGTTGGAGTTTTCAAAGATATAAAGAATGAAAAAATTAAAAAGTTAAAAGAAAACACAGTCCAAGCAAAAGATTTAACTGGTAAATTTCTAGGTAATGTTCACAAAACAGATCCAAGATGGAAAACTGGAGAAATTGTACATATTAGACAGGGAGAAACACAGGATCAAAAATCGAGAATCAAAAATAAACTATCGAACCAAAATAGAATTACTATTATCACACCTGAAGGACAAATTTTAAAAATTTACAACGATCATCCACTTTATTTAGATGGTACCTACAAAGGTATTTCTGCTGGTCGAGTTTGGGTAAATAATGGGATTAATAACAAAACAATAGAAAAAAGTAAATTAGATATTTTCATTTCCGATGGTTGGTTTAGAGGAAGAATTAAGAAATAATTTTAATGTCTGTAAATTCTCTGTTAACAACACCATGATACTTTTCGTGTGTTTCCTCGGTACCGTACTTTCTAAAGGCATCTAGTGGAGTTTCATTTTCTAAAATATTAGTACTTGTACCGTAAACACCCCCTTTCCAGCTTCCTTTTTGCCGACCAGTTTCTTTGGCAAATTCAATGTCCATCTTACGATAGAATCGTGGCTTGAAAATGTACCCCAGAAACTTACACCAGGAAGTACCTTGTCGATACATAGAAGTTTCAAGGTAGCATGTAGCTACATTTTCTTCGCCATCAAAATCCTTGAATGCAAATTTAATCTTTGGGAGTTTGTCCCTGATTGCATTCATAGAGTCAAAGTTAATTGAGCCGTTCTTATTGTCCTGATACCTAGCAAACAAAGTTCCATCTGGATTCAGATAATCAATGTACATCCGGCGCTGCTCATTCCATGGAAGAAAGATACACTTGGAGTGATCTGAATTTTTCTTATCAGTTGATGACCAGCAACCTGGTTGAATACCGTATCGAATATGAAGTGCATCTTTGTGAAGTGAGAATCCAAATTCCCGAACAATTGCATCCCAGTAACCCGAACCTGGTTTACCCCAGTCATATCTAGAAGTATCTATCCACTTCATTTTTGGTTTCAGAATCTCTGGTACTTGAAACCAATATGACCGATTGAAAAATGCTACATGAAGCAAATTCGGTTCGTCTTTGTAGTATTCTCGAGCAGTCTGAAGACCCAGAGCAAATTGCCACTCTTTAGATACATGAGCTTCTTTAAGTTTTAACATTTTTAGTTTCTTTAATTTTCGGTAGCATCTCTCTTACCGCTTGATAAACCGCGTCAAAATGTGCAAGATCATTAAAGGTGACTACTCCATTTTCGGTAGAATCATTGCATTGGGCAAGTTGCAAATATGCACCTCCGCCATCATCTTCTACTGAAATATGTGTAGCATTTTCACCAAAAATAGGTGATTCATCTTTTGTGTGAATAGAGATTTTGATCACCGTTGCGTAATATGTTGTCATTTAGTTTCCTGAGGCCAAAATATTTTGATGTGTTTATTCTTCTTGGCAGCGTAGTCGTGCGTATATCAGGTGCCACCAGACGTTTGGTGAGCCTTTTGGTATGGTACTACCAAAAGTATTTCCGTTTCATCTACGATGTTTCTGTTGCGTTCAAAGTAAGAGAATGGTTTTCGAGTTTCATCGGAGTTTACAAATGCTCGAAGATCTTCCTTGGTCGGAGGATGGCAGACAATTCTTATACCCAAAGAAGTTGCTAGTTCTGCTACATCTGCATCAGCTCCGACACAATCTCCGTGATGAAGTTCTATTGACTCATCTCGTTCGCGGCAGAATGTTACGCATTTATTCAGAAACTTGTATATAGCATCTACCTGAGTAGGTGTTGCACCTGACCTAGTTCCTGTTACACCAATTTTCACCAATCTTCTCCTGCTTGTTCACAATAAAGCGATTCGACCTGTCTCTGTAAACTTTCAATCTCCGTTGCCGCTTCCTCAAGCAAATCTGCAATCCGATCTGGTTTACCTTCTTGTACAGACTTCCGTGAAGAGATCTGCCGCCGAATCTCGGCTCGTCTCTTCAGGCGGTAAACTAAATCTTGGTTTTCTTCAAGACCCTTTGGAATATATGGGCAGTGTATAGCGGAAAGCACATTGCCGTTTTTATCACGAGTTATGATTGATATGTAATCTTTAATCTCATAATAAGTTCCGCGATCAATAAGTTCTTTAGACATGGCGTGTTTGACTGCATGTATAGCAAAGTTCTGTCATATCAGACATTAGCTTGTCACCACATGATCGACACCGCGTTGGTCCGAGGCTGTTTGCTTTGATGTTGTACTTGTGAATCTGATTCATAGCGGCTTCCCAGCCTTCTTGGAATGTTTGCCAATGATCTTCGAGTGTAGGATTGAAGTATTCACCAACTGAATTTCTTTCATAAGCAAATCTACCAACATTAGCACCAAAGTTGGGTGCAGAAATCCTTTCAAATTCTTGTCGCATCAATTCTTGAACAGATTGTGTTGACATATCAAACCTTTACTAAAGCTGTTTCGCCAAAACCATATAAGTGTTTCCGGCCGGGCTCCATGAGGATTACTTCGGTTGACTGAGTTCCATTCTTGTCCCAATTTGTCTTGATCCAAGATTCTTCATCAAATATAACCGCGATAACAAATCCATCCGGAGTGCAATCGACCGATCGTACAGTAGCCAAAGCACCTCGAACCAAGAAATGAGCCGATCCAGCCCAGCCACCTGGCATTGGATCTGGACGTTCTTTCAACATCACACGGTCACCTTCTTTGAATGGAGCAAAGCGATCCATGAGGTAATCATACGCACCTGTGATTTCAGATACATAGTAAGAGCACGGACCCTTCTGAAGCAACATCTGTGCCTCAGTAATCTTTTCCATTGCCTTGGTGAAATTTTCAAATCTATTCGTCGCCATTTGCTTCTTTCATTTCTTTCAACAATTGGATTGCATATTCATATCCAGACCAATTATCGACACCAGCATCTTCAAGACATGTGAGCCACGTTAGATCATCTAACATATCTTCATATTCTTTTTTGCTGATCGTCACCATTTCTTGTTCAATAAGCATCATCTACTCCAAAATGTTTCAATAGTGCTTCCGAGGCAGTCGGACTTGCACATTTAGATTTTACCACACAAACTGCTTCAAGTACAATTTTATCTGCGAATACCTGAAGTGCTTTCTCAGAGAAAACATAGTACACAGTGTCGGTTCGTTCTTCAACTTGCCGGCGATTCGCCCAGACATTAGCAAGTGACTTAATTTTTGGATTCATGATACCAACACAGCTTCCATTACTTTATCTTCGTCCAGAATTCGGATCGACCCAGCACCAGCATTTTTGAGTTGTTCTTCAAAACCCAAGTATACTGAGTGAGTATACATCGAAGCTCCGTAGGCATCTTCATGACAGTAGTAAGTTGAACCCGAGTCATTCAAGAAGGCATATATCTTGCCTTCTTTGGTAATCTTGGTAACACCAGAGCTGAGTTTCCAGGAATTAGATCCTGCAAATCCGCCGTACCATGAAGCCATTACTTTTGTAACTTTGCCATTGTCGGGAGATTCAATCTCAACCAACATCCATTTGTCTGGGTAATAATCAGCCATTTCTTTCACTCCTAAATTTTCGTATTGCCTTCATTACTGTGAACACAGCAATGTCAAGCTCTGTTGCTTCTCGTACATCATCTTCTGAAATAGAACCGTGACGGTGGCCCGGGTCATCTTGCATTACCCAGATCTTTCCATCTTTCTTAGTACGAAGATATTCACCGGGAGAGACAATTCGTTCTAACCGGTGCAGTGTAACTTCGTCCTGTTCGCTCAGAGATAATTCTATATCTGAGTACACGGTTTCTGTATGTCGTAATCTCATTTGATTAATCCTTGTAGTCGAGCAATTTCTGCTTTAATTCTATTCTGTTCTTCTGTATCTTTAGATAGTAACATTTTCTTTGAGTATGCTACTGCCGCGGCACCTGGATCTTTGGCTTCAATAATCTCAAGTGGAACAATCCAATCCTTCCAGGCATCTGGGTCACGTTCGGACACTGTGCAAATTCTGAATCCACCTTTTGTGTAGTCAATCTGAGTCAGTCGGTATCGTGGGGCAGTTCCATGGAGAATGTTGATCAATGGGTATAGGAATGATTCGATGTCATTTCGAGTATCCTCTGCTTTTTGAGTAGCATTCTTCCACTTTTCCATCAATTTTTCGAGCTTGTTCATTGCTTTTCCAATTTTTCTTTCAGAATGTTCCGTTCTATCTCTAGCTTTTTAGCAAGTCGCATAAGACATAGATATGGAGCTGAAGTCAATTGTTCAAACTCTTGACGCATTTGGTCTAACTTATCACATTCAGGTGTAAGAGATTTGGTTTCCATCATTGCTTTACCATCAATTTCTTCCAGTTAAAGAATGACCAGACTGCGTTCACCCAGAAGAATCCATACAACACAGAGGTCAGATAAAGTTCACGACTCCAGAACAGAGGGACGGACAGAGTATTCACAAGTACCCAGACTTTCCAGTTCTCAATCGAGCGTGACATCAACAGCATCTGCGCAACTATAGAGAACGTGAGTACCGTAGAATCGATCCAGGGCGCATAAGCATTTGTGAATGAGTGTAGCATCCAACCGTACCCAATAGCGACAACTACGGCGATCCCAATTGACATGCTCAACCATACTCGATCGGCCTTGTTTATTTCTAGTTCTTTTGTGACGGAAGTACCCTTAGATTTCCACATGACCCAGCCGTAAATTCCGGTGATCAAGAAGAATAGCTGCAGTGTGGCATCGGCATATAGCTGAACGTTGTAGAACATGATGCCGAAGAGAGCCGAGCCGACCAATCCAGTCCACCAGGTGTGAATTGAATTCCTACCTGCGAGAAAAATGCAGGCTACGGTAAAAAAGTTTGCCCATGCTTCGAGCGGTGTCCAAGTAAACCAAGTCATATCTAACTCCTAGATTTGTTAATGATGTGTCTATTCTATCACAAAGAAGAATATGTGTAAAATTTTTATGGAAGTTGTAGAACGAGAGTAATCTCGGATCCAACTCCCATACCGTAATCTGCAAGCGTGTGCAGAACATCCGATACTCGATACTTCACTCCGAGTATATAGCAGGTTTCTCCTATATGAGGCACAGATTGCACAACTACTGAGGTGCAAGAACCATCTGGGAGTAGAATTTCGATTTCGATTTTTTTCATACGAATTTGATGCGCCAAAAAGTACGCCACATACGAGCAGCAGTGGTGAGATGGAGAGACAATGTTCCCATCATCAGGCGCCGCTTACGGAACATTCCGAATGGTTTGGCTTTTGGCTGATTCTTCAGCAGCTTATTTGCCGTTCTTTCATACGACGAGTATTTGATGTACTGAGATGAAATAAGTCTCATACTTGTCCATTCAATTTGTTGATTTCTAGTGACACAGTTTGCACCAGCTGATAACTTGAGATAACATTTCCATCGAGCAATTTCTGACCCATGACCAAAAGCAATTCTTTATTGTCTTTGGTTGCGCCGATTGCTTTATCACCTGTGTTCATAAGAACCTGAGTTCCAGAACCAGGGTAGGTGATGATCAAATAATAGTAAACTTGAGGTACCACAAATTTGTATGTACTTACGGGACCACAGACGTGAGCGAAGTCACCAGTACCGCCATCGTCATATCCACACTTGTCACATTTCATAAAAATCCCGGATTCGTAGGTAAAAATTCAGTTGCCGCATCAAGTTCTTTGTATTTGCCGAGATCGCATCCGTCCGACGAATCCATGTCTATACAAACAAGTTTATCGGCACCAAAATTCGTATTGTTATTGGAGGCAAGCCAAGGCGGCAGCATAATCTTACAGTAGCCGTAGCCGTCTGTGATCTCGGCCGCACAAAATCTACAGTACTTACAACTTACCATTTTCTTTAACCCAATTTGCAAATTTCATATCTTCGTGGTCCAAATGCGACAAAAACTTTTCTTCAAAATCAGTAATGAAATTATGAGAAAAGTAAGGCGATTTATGTAATGAAGCCGCAAGAGTATTCAGATTCTTGATGATCTGACCGTGCTGCTCACAGTGATATTCGATATAAGGATAGTCGTGAGCTACCATGAGTTCACGCTCGGTCTTACAGTGCCGATACATCATAAGCTTTAGCTCTGTAACCAACTTCTCTGCGGCCAATTTATCTGCTTCTTTAAGACAGACGATCAAGTTGTCCAGTGTTGTGAACAGCTGAAGATGCTCGGCATCCATTTGATGGAAACCGGTGATGTAATGGACGAAGCGTTCGGGTGACATGATTACTCATCCCGATTCATGTCTTCAAACACAGAGATAACGATATACAGTGGAATATCAAGATCCTCTGCAATTTGCTTAGCAGTTAAACCTTCACCATACAGATCCATGATGAGAAGGTGGAGTTCGGACATACGGCTCATGATTTTTCCTTGTTTCAATGATTCATTATAAACCACCGAGGAATATGTGTAAATTAAATGTCCATTGCACACTGATGTGTGGCATCGTGGTCACAGTCGCATAGACTGGTGTGATCACCGAAGATTTCCTCACGGTACGGGCATGTATGCTTCTTAACGGAAGTACGCTTTTCCTTCTTGCCGAAGATTCGGTCCCAACCGTCCACATATGCTTCTTGGTCTGCACTTTTACGGGGAGCATCCCCTTTACCTGCTTCTCTGCTCATTTTCTCATTCCTTAATATTCAATGTTTCCAAGACGATCCCAAGTTTTTAC